TGCATCAATTGTTTCGGATCTTTCATATGCTAGATCTGCACAAGTTACAAATACAGTTACAGTACCAAGTGGTACTAGTATTAATGTAACTGGTCTTACTGGTGGAAATATACAGATTACCACAGTGGGTTCAGTTGGCAATGATGTTTATGATGCATTTGCAACAATGACAGCAAATAATTCAACTGAGGTTGGATCTTTTATCAAAGGCGCTATAACTGGAACATTTATTCCTGTCCTTTCTGTTAATATAACAAGTAATACAGTAACACTTACAGTTTCCGGAGTTGGTGGAGTAACAGTTAGTGATTTTCCTCCTTCAGTAGGTACTGATTATACTTATATCAATGAAGAAGATTTTTCATCTACTACACAGGAATTTATTGGAGCTTCAACAAATTCACAAATCATAGGTTCTTATGGAAGCGGTTTATATTCACAAGTTGCAAACGGTACACTTACTGATGGTGACGAAGCAGTTTATGAAATTGCTGGCCAAGAATATACTTCTTACTTAGTATTTAATGCAATTGAATATGGATTTATTCATACGGGCGCACCAACTACTAATTTAAACAAAATTGCTATTTCTGACCCTGCTTATTATTTACCAGCAGTTAGAATTAATGCATACCAAGAAGATCAATTTATAAATGCTACACCAAGGTTAGAATTTGATATCGACGGTACTGGTTTATTCTTAAACTCAGATGGTACTACATATGCTGTAAATACATTAGGTATTCAAACTCTTAAAGGTTCAATTAACCTAATGATAGATATCATAGCGGATTCTACATCAGAGCCTTCGCTTAAACCTAACCAGATTTTAGTATCAGCTACTTCATCAGAGGCTGCGGATATTATTGTAGGTAATTACTTACTTAACTCTGAAGGTTCTTTACAAACACCTTATTCAAGATTAACTAGAATTAATGAAGTTCAGGGTGGTAAAACAACTTCACAGTTTCCAGTGATACCTGTTGGTACCAATGCACTATTGATAACTTGCCAATCTGTGGTTTCTATTACCAACGTAGGTTCTGTTAAAAAAGTTGAATTATATTATCCAATTGATACTTGGGTTGATTACTTAAATATTTTTGCTCTTGATGGGTTTAAATTAGATGTAACTAAACATGTACCTAATGGATCAAATGATCGTCAAAATCAAATTTTAAATAGTACATTAAGTGGTACTAGTTTATTTAAAGCATTAACTGATAGAGAGACAATTAACTTCCGTTATGTAGTTGATACATTTGGTAATGGTATTGAAGCTGGATCTAAATCAATCTATACACAATTATGCCAATCTAGAAAAAATGCATTTGCTATATTAAACGCACCATCTGCCAAAGACTTTAAGTCTAATATTGACCCTTCGTTCCTTGATCTAGCTGGATCATTATCTTCTAGATTTATTTCAACTGGTGGCGATTTAAGTAGAAATCCAACAGCGAGATATTCATTACCTGCATCTACACAAGGTGGAAGTTGGGGAGCATTCTATTACCCATTCTTAACGGTAAGAGATTTAGGAAAGAACATTATTGTTCCTCCTGCTGCTTATGTATCTAATAACTTTATTGCAAAATATGAAAACGCATTACCGTGGTCATTAGTTGCTGGGGTTCGTAGGGGTGTTGTTGGTGGTAATGGGGTCGTAGGATTAGAAATTAATCTTGATGGAGAAGACAGAGATTACTTAGAGCCATTTGGTTTAAATCCAATTATTTTTCAAAGCGGAACTGGTCCAACTATCTTTGCAAATAAAACTGCACAACAAACACCAAAATCTGCATTAAGTTCAATTAACGTTAGAGAAGTTGTTATTTACATACAAGACGGTATTGGTGCAATTCTTAAAAACTATTTGTTTGAGTTTAATACACCACAAACAAGATTAGAAATTAAAACTCTTGCTGATAATTTCTTAGCAACTGTTCAAAACGATGATGGAGTTTTTGATTTTAGAAACATCATGGATGAAACAAATAATACACCTGAAGTTATTGATAATAACGTTGGTATCCTTGATGTTTTTATTGAACCAGTAAGAGGTATGGAAATTCTTGTACAAAGAACAACTATTCTTAGAACTGGTGCAATTAGTTCAGGAAATTTTCAATAATAAATAACAAAAGAAAATAAATAAAAAAATAAGATAAACTATGCCATTACCACATTACACACAGTCAACGGCGAGTACTCAGAAATTTGAACCAATTTATCCTAACTTATTCGAGGTTACTATATTTACACCTCTAGGTAATGATACTGGTTTAATTCTGGAGCATGTCAAATCAATTGGTGGTTTAAACGCTTTAAACCCATCAATAGATGCAGTTGGACAGAAATATAAATTTGCTGACCGTTCGTTTGCAGGTATGCCATCTGCTACTACTGCAGAGATCACAGTTAACTTTACACTTAACTTAAATGAAGCAAATGAAAACTATATTTACAACATATTCCGTAACTGGTATAAATTAATCTATGATCCATTGACGGGTGAAATGGGATTAAAGAAAGATTATGTTGGTAGTATGATCATCGTACAGTATAATCGTGCTGGTGATATTTTTAGAAAAATTACTCTAAAGGATGTATTCCCAACTGGGCAACCTACATTCTTAGATGAATTAAACTATGAAACACAAGATCCTGCTGAACTATCAATGACGTATCGCGTTGATCACTGGGTTGAAGAAAATGTAGGTGGATAATACTTACCCCTCCTTAGGATAGAATCGAAGGACCGACTCTAACGAGTTTAAACTGGCTGTAAGGCCAGTTTTTTTATCACATCACTAATATATAATATATAATATAAAATATATGATAATATTTAAAGTAGAAAATACAACTGATAAAAAGGTTTATATTGGCAATGCAGTCAATGATAATCCTAATAATCTAGGTACAGGAAAATACATTAAGCGCGCAGTAAAAGATTTTGGTACGGTTTCCTTTGAAAGAGAAGTACTTGAAACTTTTGACTCGGATGAATCATTGGGATTAATAATGGATCGTGTAGAAGTTTGGATTAAAAAGTACAAAGCAGATAACCCTAAATATGGTTATAATGAAAGCGTACAGGAAATGATTCCACAGAAAAAAAAATTGACGAAAAAAATACAAGTTTTACTTACACCAGAAGATGAAGATAACTTAAATTCAATAATTATTCAAAAATCAATGGAACATAAGATAAGACCTATTCCAATATCACGATATGTTAGAAGCATTATTGTTGAGCATATAGTACATGAAATTTCACCAGAAAAACAATTAACAAAACAAAGATAAAATGGATAACTACGAAGAAGATATTAAAAAGGAGTTTGAAGCAGCGGAAGGTATTGAAACACATGAAACTACAAATGAAAGAACAACCTCATTAGGGAAGGTTGATATGACACGAGGGAGTGGCATAACATCACCAGATGATCCAGAAATTAAAAGAATTCAGGAATTAGCAGGACACCTCCTATTAAACTTATCATTATTACCGTCAGGTGGTCGCTTTTATAGAGAAGATTTTCAAATTCATATAAGAGCAGCTAGGGTAAACGAAATCAGAGATTTTTCAACAGTTGATGAAGAAAATCTTAAAGATGTTGATGATAAGTTAAATTCAATCTTAGTGTCATGTATTAAAGTTATGTATGGTAATCAAAAAGGATCTTATCGTGATATTCTTGAAGAAGATCGTATTTATATAATTTTAGCAATAAGAGAAGTAACATTTAAAACTGGTGAGGCTAAGATAATGATGCCTGCTGGGAAAAAAAAATGTTCAACACCGTCATGTAAATCACAAGATAGCGTCGAACTAAGAACTGAAAATTTACAATTTAATAATGTAGATGAATTAGTTGAGAGATATTATGATGACGTAAATCGCTGTTATTCTATTCCTACTAAAAACCACGGCGAACTTACTTTAGCGCCACCTACAATTGGTGTTATGCGTGCTATTACTGATTATGTAAGAAAGCGCGAAGAAGAAAATAAATCATGGGATAGGTCGGCATTAACAATATTGCCTTATATTCAACGTGAATGGAGGGCATTTAATGAAAGGGAAATCTTTTCTGCAATGACTGCGTTCCAAGGATGGGATACTGGAAAGTATTCACTAGTATTTAGATTAATTGAAAAAATGAAGATTGGAATTAAACCGGATTTTATTTATCCGTGTCAATCGTGTGGTGGGGAGGTCACTGTCCCGCTTTCCTTTCCCGGCGGCATCAAGTCTCTGTTCATCATTCAGGATATCTCTTCTGAATTATTATAAACTCAGGGTACTATTGATGGAAAAATTACATGTTCAGCCATCTGAGTTGGACATGCTTCCATATTATGAGTATGAATATACTCTTGAAATCTATAATGACATCGTAAAAGAACGTAATGAAGATGAAAAGAAACAAAATCGTAATACTGAGGATAAATATAATGTAAATGGTATGCAAAAGAACATGACTAAAAACATGTCCAGTTACAAAAATCCTTCGGTACCTAAGATTAGTATGCCAAGGTTTTAATATATAATTATGAATGGCTGCAATAACACTTAAAGATTTAATGGATCCGTTGTCTAAGATGGCGGCGGCAATAGAGAAAAACACTCAAAAACTTGACGCGGTTATTTTAGCTGTCACGGGTGGTGCTGGAGATTCTTTAAATCAGGAACTTTTTAAAGAATTACAAGTCCAAACAAGCTTATTAAGAACCATTGCAGGTAATACAACAGGTGGTGGTGGTATAAAAATTGAAGGTAAACAAGTTGATCAAGATAAATTAAAAGAAGGTGCATCTGCAATAAAAATGTTAGGCGGTGGTGCATCTTCTCTTGCTTCTGGTTTATTGATATTTATGTTAGTACCAAAGAGTGTTATTAAGAAATTCGTAACAACTATTACAGACTTAATGGCTGCTTTTGATGCAATCGATGAAAAGAAAGTAGAAAAAGGATCCAACGCATTTCAAACTATTGCATCATCTATTAGTCAATTTGCTAAAGGATTAGCTCTTGCTGGTATCTTATTTATACCTGCTATGTTAGGTGCAGGACTTGTTCTTCTTGCATTAAAAATCTTAATGCCTACTTTTGAAATGTTAGGAGATTCTGAAAAAAGAATAGATAAAGGAGCCGAGGTTTTAAATCTTATGGGTACTGCGTTATCAAGCTTTGCAAAGGGGCTTGTACTTGCTGCAATAGGATCTGCTATAGGTATCCTATTTACACCTATTATTGTTCTTGCTATGATAATTATTGGTGGTGCTTTTGCATTGTTAGGTAGTTTAGATAAAACTATAAAAAATGGTGCTAGGTCTGTTAAACGAATGGGTAATGCTTTAATCTTCTTTTCTGCTGGCTTGGTATTTTTTGCATTAGCGTCTATGTTTATATTAATGCAACCTGTCATACTCTTGGCAATGGTAGGTACTCTTATTCTTATTGGTGGTGCATTTGCGATTTTAGGTATATTTAATAAATCAATTAGAAAAGGTGCAGTGGCGGTGTTTCTTATGGGTATTGGCTTAGTACTCTTTTCAATAGGATATTTGATATTTGCTTATGCTGTAAAAGACATAACAATGGATGGTATCCTTATGCAGGTAGGATTACTTGTTGGGTTAGGTATTGGCTTTGGTATACTTGGTAAAATGTTTACATCTATTGTAAAGGGTGCATTTTCAGTAGCTGCTATAGGTATTGGATTACTTGTATTTAGTCTAGGTTATTTACCGTTTGCCTATGTTACAAAAGATATGACACTAGAAAGTGTTGCAATACAAGGTGGTATTCTATTAATGCTAGGTTTAGAATTTGCCGCAGCAGGATTTGGTTCATTATTTATACTTGCTGGCGCTGCAGCATTTGCTGCAATTGGTGTTGCATTACTAGCATTAGCACCAGGTTTATTAGCAATACAAAAAGTTAATTTTACAGAAGATGATTCTATTAAATTAGCTACAATGTTAAGTGGTGTTAAGTCTGCTTTTTTAGGTGGAAGTAATGCTGATGAAGGTTTCTTTTCAAAGATAGGTGGAGCAATAACTGGAGCTGTTGATTCTGTTAGAATGATAGAAGCCGCAGCCGGTTTTGTTGCTGCTGGTGTTGCTCTTAAGATATTGGCATATGGTTTAACTGCAATTAAAGCAGTTGGTTGGAATGATGAACTATCGAAAGAATTGGTAACAATCTTAAATGGTATTACTACTGCATTCGCGTTAGCTGGTTCAAGTGAACAAGTCCCAAGTTCATCTTTCTTTGGTCAAATGTTTGGATTTAAAAGGACTGCGGTTGAAGAAGGTATTGCATCAGTACTAGGTGCAGGTAGGGCATTAACTAATATTTCAAAAGGTTTAATGGCATTCCAAAGTCTTATTAAAGCTAAGGTTAAGTTTGGTACACCTGATGAAGGCGGTCGTTATAAGGAAGGTACATTAGGCCACGCGGTAACCAATACTATAGGATTTATTAATGAAGCATTTGCTGCTGTTGGCGATCAAGGCAATGTTCAAGCAGGTGGTGTCTTTAGTACTCTTTTTGGTATTAAGAAGAATAAAGTTGCCGAAGGTATTGAATCAGTACTAGGTGCAGGTAGGGCATTAACTAATATTTCAAAAGGTTTAATGTCATTCCAAAGTCTTATTAAAGATAAGGTTAAGTTTGGTACACATGATAAAGACGGTCGTTATAAGGAAGGTACATTAGGCCACGCGGTAACCAATACTGTAGGATTTATTAATGAAGCATTTGCTGCTGTTGCCAATCAAGGCAATGTTCAAGCAGGTGGTGTCTTTAGTACTCTTTTTGATATTAAGAAGAATAAAGTTGCCGAAGGTATTGAATCAGTACTAGGTGCAGGTAGGGCATTAACTAAAATTGCAACTGGGCTTGAATCGTTTCAGGCTCTTATTAAAGCTAAGGTTAAGTTTGGTACACATGATAAAGACGGTCTTTATAAGGAAGGTACATTAGGCCACGCGGTAACCAATACTCTAGGATTTGTTAATGAAGCATTTGCTGCTGTTGCCGATCAAGGCAATGTTCAAGCAGGTGGTGTCTTTAGTACTCTTTTTGGTATTAAGAAGAATAAAGTTGCCGAAGGTATTGAATCAGTTAAAGGTGCAGGTAAAGAATTGACAAATATTGCGACTGGACTCAAATTGTTTCAAGACATGGTTGATAAAGAAATCGATTTTAGCAAAGGTGGAAAACTTGCAACAGCTGTATCAAAAGCATTAGGTTTTGTTGGTGATGCATTTGCATTAATAGGTGGTAATGAAGAAAGTGATAGCTCATTTAATGGATTGCTTAAATGGGATGAAAACTTAGTAAAAAAGGGTATGGATGCTGTTAAAGGTGCTGGTACAGAATTAACCAATATTGCAAAAGGTTTACAGGTATTCTCAGAGCTCAAAGATCCTACTGCAGTTGCAAATAGTATTAAGTCAATCTTCACATCTATTGGTGATACTTTTACATTTTATTATGCAAAGCCTATGTTCAAAAGTCAGCTTGATCATATGCAAGGTTTTGTTACTGAAATATCAACTAACGCTAAAAAAGGCTACATTGATAAAGCTGCTGATGGAATGCAAAAGATAGCGGTTGCTGTTAATTCAATAGATAAAAATAAAGCAGAATCATTTGGAAACCTATTTAAAGGTGCTGGCGAATTAACCGATAATAAAGCAGCGTTTGAAGCATTACTTAATGCAGTCCAAGAGATAAGACAATCATTGGCAGGAGAAGCACCAGCAGCTGCAACACCGGCGGCTGGAACACCAAGTGGTACACCTGCGCCAGTTAATCAAACAGGCCTACAACCAACATTAAATCAAATTAGTGCTGCGCTAGGTAGACTTAATGGTACTATGAGTAGTTTACCTGGGGCTATTCAATCAATTAAAATTGTTGTTGAAAACTAATAATTTCTACTTTTTTCTTAGAAACCTAAAACTAAGTTATCTGGTTACTATATAATATTAACGGATTGTTCCACTAAAAGTATAGTAATTATGGATAAGAGTATTGTTTGGTTTGATTTAGAAACTACAGGAGTTAACACAGCAACAGACAGGATCATTGAGATCTGTATGATAAAGACAGATTTTGAAGGTAATGAGATTTGTTCTTTTTATAGTCTCGTTAATCCTGGTCCAAATATTGAATGGCGCCAAGAAGCCATTGATAAACATGGTATAACACCAGATCAATTAGAAGATCAAGATCGTTTTGAATTTATTGCAAAAGAAGTAGTAGACTTTATTGGAGATAGTCATCTCGGTGGGTATAATGCTCTCTATTTTGATATCCCAATGTTAACTGAAGAGCTTATGAGAGCTGGTATTGTTTTTAACTATAGAGAACGTGCTGTCCTAGATCCTTTCTTAATCTACTCAAAATATGAGCGGAGAGACTTAAGTACGGCTTATTCTAAGTACACTGGTAAGACCCTAGTTGGTGCGCATAGAGCTGGAACGGATATTCGTGCGACAATGGAAATATTCCAGGCTCAGCGTCAGTTATACACAATGGCGCAAACACCAGAAGAAATTGATAAAGAAGTAAATGAATCTAGACAAAACCAAGTTGATCTAGGTGGTAAGTTTAAGTTTGCTGAAATCAACGGTAAACGAGAAATTGTATTTAGTTTTGGTAAATGGGCTGGCAAACCTTTCCGTGAAGTATATGAAGCAGACTCTCGCTACATTGAATGGATGATTGATAAAGGTGAATTTGCAAAGGAAACAAAAATCATTGCAAGAAAACTTATGGATAAAATGAAGGCTGAAAAATCTATGCATTTATAAAAACATACATTTATTGATTGTTAATAACTTTTTTCTCATTTTATGAAAAAAGTTCACAAAATATTTTTTTATCCCAATTAAATTGATTATATTTATATTATAATTAAAACAAAGGAAAATATGGAAAACAATCAAACATCAGAATTCAACTCAGGATCAATTGTTAAATTTGAAGGTGGATTCTATCGTATATCTCGCTGTACTAAAAACAAAGTAAATTTGGCATCAGTTTTTGGCGGTAAAATTTATCATAAGGGTATCAACAAATCTGAAGTAACTGAAGCTGAGGCTGAATGGTACAATCGTTGGAGCCAATCTGAATCTTATATGTGTATGTAATTATGATACGAGAAAAAAAACAAAAATCAGGTCCTATTATTATAGACCTCACAGGACCTGCTGGAAATGCATTTGCCCTTATAGGTATGGCAAAAAGGTTTGGTCACCAATTATGTTGGAATTCTAGTAAATGCCAAGACCTAATCAATCAAATGATGGATGGTGATTATGAACATTTATTACAAGTTTTTGATAATGCATTTGGTGAATTTGTAATTTTAGAAAGATAAGATATGGGAAAGTTAAGAAATTTTGAAAAAATCAAATGGAAACCCTTTCAACATAGAGAAGGTCAAATTTCTGTTACAAACTATTACACTAACAAAGAAGGTAAGAAATGTCCAATGCAATCTCATTTAGATATTCCGCGTTTTTCTTTCTTTGAAATCATAAAATGGGAAGATAACCCTTATTATGGTAAATTACAAGAATACCTAAATGATGGATGGGAAATAAGTTTTGGTGGAGACTTCTTACAAAAGAATTATACATCACTTCAACTTACCCATTTCACCCATAATACAGAAACATGTTATATGCTTGCATCATGGTCTAATATGGATCACGATGAAAAAAGCCCTGGTTTAGAATTTACGGGAAATCGCCCAATGGCGTTAACGGCAGAAGAACAAGTAATCTTTATGAAGATGGCAACAGAAGGACAAGCTCACATAGAAAAAGTTTTACATAAATTCGATGATAATGAAGATTCATATTGAAATATTAAAAAAGATTGAAGAAGAATTTGGTCAATTTGAGATTGGTCGCATAATAGGTAATGATAATCATAACTATTTAAAGTTTGGGTATTGGAAACCAGTCGATGAGTCTAAACTATCACAGATTTTAGGAAGTCAACTAGTTGTGTCTGTGGCTGAAGACTATGATGAAGATTGTGGTTGGATATATTCATATACTCTATATGATCATTCTGAATGGGATATAATAAAACGTAAGCGTCAAAGTGAATGGTGCAGTTATAGTGGTATGGCAAGTCCTGTTGCTTATATTGAAAAAAAATCATAAATGCATAAAACCAATGCATTTTAGGATATATAATAATAAATTAAGAAATAGTTCTTTGAAAATTTGGGGATGCTTGGTTTTGACAGCATAGTTGAAGTATTAAGTCCAGCTAGGTGATGACTTACATCAAACCAGAGTTAAGTGGAAACGCTGAACTTGCAATAGCTGCCTAACAGTTAGGTACCGTGCACACCATCTTATTGAGTATGCTTGTAAATGAGTAAGGTGTTAAATGAAGTAAATGAGGGAAAAAGGGTTTATAGTACCTCTATTGAAACCATCACAAACCCTGAGCTACGGCAACAGACCACGGATTAAGTCCAAGGAGCGGTGTTAATGGTAGGTTCGCTGACCAATGTAAATAACGTCAGTCCAAAAACTTCAATACAAAAAGTTTTCCAATATCAAATAATTGGATACGCTGTAAGACGACTTAATATGAATATATGTTGGACGAGAGTTCGATTCTCTCCATCTCCACTATAAACACTTATTTACTTAGGTAAATATATAATATAATAAAAAGGATAGGTACAGCAAAAAGTAAAAAAACTATGACAGATGTCTGGGTTAAACGTGGAGTTTTAGAACGGTTCGCCCCCTAGAGCATATGAAGCGCTAGACAATGTGAAGGCTAACACTAGAAAATAAGCTACCCGTCATACCACCCCAATAGGTGCAATTAGGATGTAGTTGAATAACAGTAGACTCTAGCGAAAGCAAAACCGAAGACGTAAAAAAGGGTTATTCCGCCGGGGTGCTGGAACTGGTATACAGGGCGGTCTTAGAAACCGTTTATTGAGGGTTCGAATCCCTCCCTCGGTACAATACGGTCCTTTAACTCAGTTGGTTAGAGTAGCTCGCTCATAACGAGAAGGTCACAGGTTTGAGTCCTGTATGGACCACTAAATAATGGTTATATAGCTTAAATGGAAAAGCCTTTCGCTACGAACGAAAAGATTGTAGGTTCGAATCCTACTATAGCCTCTAATAAAAAGGATGGCTACTGCAAAAATACAAATTAGGATGTTAACCTCGTGGTCGTCGGTTCAACTCTGGTCTTGTGTATCGTAAGAAAAGCAAGTAGAGCACGTGCAAAAACCCATCCTGAAAACATCCCTGTAGTGAAATGGTAAACACAACGGTTTTAAGCACCGTAAGCTGTGGGTTTGACTCCCACCATGGATACAAATTAGAGTTAACTTATAGTAAAGTAGCGGGGCTAACCTGCAGAACGGATTTGAATCCCGGCTCTAATTAATTTGCTACCGTCGTCTAACGGCTAGGACACAACACTTTCACTGTTGAAACGAGGGTTCGATTCCCTTCGGTAGTACTAACATTAATGTTACGAAATTTAATGTAAACTTATTAATGTATTAGAATGTAAGTCTCATAATGTACTTTGGGCAAAGTTAATGTAGAATTATAAGCTAGGTGGTGTATGAGGGTTTGGGCTCATATATTAAATTTCAATTGGGGCTATAGTATAATGGCTATTACGATGGTTTTGCAAATCATAAATTAGGGTTCAATTCCCTATAGCTCCACTAGAAGCATAATCGACTCTGACAGATTTGACGACACGGAATAGACGAGTAAATTGGCTGGGAAGTGTTATTGGTAACATGCTGCACTGTCACTGCAGAGATTGCGGGTTCGATGCCCGTGCCAGCCGCTAGGTAATAATTATGCATTCTAGGGGGTCTCCTATGTAATATTAGGGCGTGTCTAACCCAAAGCCTCTGCTTATTATCTTATATTACTCGGTAGCTTAGTTGGTTAGAGTATCTTGGCTGTTAATCAGAGTGTTCAAGGTTCTCTGGTTCGAGCCCAGGTAGGGGTTCTAAAATTAAGAAATGATGATTAAACCAATCGTACGTCGACTACGCATCTATTTGGTTGCTTAATTTTTTAAAATACGGGTCACAGGCAAGGTGTCGGTCAGGTCTCCAAAACCTCGATGGGTAGGTTCGATTCCTACAGCCTGTGCTAACTTAGGGGTAAAAGCACAAGTAGGTGTACAAGCAGTAGACACTGCGAGGTATGGGTTCGAACCCTAAATATTCCACAAATTATTAATTATGAAAAAGAAATTTGACGCTCATTAGGTTTATTAACCTAAAATTTGAGCAAAATGAGAATTAAAAACTATACCAATAAAGAGTATGAGTTAGAAAAGAGAAAAGAGTATACAGAATGGGATGCGTGGTTTGAAGACTATTGGAGTAAAAAATCCGGTATATGGTCTTTTAAATACAGGCAATACCGTTCTTGGAAGCACAACAGAAAAACACAGTATAAATCATTTAAAACCAGTTATTATGGGTAAGTATCAAAAGACACTAGTAATAGATTCAAGCTTTATTGCAAGAAGTATTATCTCAGCAGAAAGAGCCTTTGTGATTACTTATAAAGGTAATGCTGAAGTAATTGCTGAACACCCTGAAACATTTGGATTAGTAAACCCAAATTTAGAAATTTACAAACCTTCTATTATAAGGGTATTTAATTATGTTAAACAGCATACACATAAGGTACCTCTAACTCGTGAAAATATTTATAAAAGAGATAATTTTGAATGTGTTTATTGCGGCGATTCAAAACAACGAACTCTAACCTTGGATCACGTTGTTCCACAATCAAAAGGTGGTAGGGATAGCTGGGATAATTTAGTAACTGCGTGCAGGCGATGCAATCAGGAAAAGGCAGATTTAACATTAGAAGAATATGGTAAGCAAATACCAGAACCAAAACGTCCACATTATTTAATGTTACTAAGACAGGTTGAATACATCCCAAAAGAATGGGAAACATTTTTATTATTCTAATTAATATTTAACATAAACCATCTGCTACAAAACGAGGCGCCAAATTAATCTCGACTTGTACTATCTGGAAGGTCAGGTCAGATGGTTTTCTTTTTGTAAATGCATATCAATATAAGTAATACTCTTTCAGAAATACTTACTTTGTATTATATTTTATAAATAATTAAAAAATACATGAAAGAAGATTTTATTTGGTTAGGAATTATTATAAATAGTTCTAAAAATAAGACTAAACATGTTGACGCAATCAACACTCTTGTTAATCTTTTTGAGAAAAAATGGTCACATTGTAAAAATCATCCAACACATAAGAGAATATATTCTATTTATGTATCTTATTTATGCATTAAATTAAATAAATTAAAATCATTACATAATTAAACTAAAGTAGGATTATACATATAAAAAATAAAAAATGGCAGTAAGTATAGAGAAAAGATATCAAAGGCTCACCGACACCGAGCATGTTCTTTTAAGACCTGGTATGTATATTGGTTCTATTAAACCTCACACAGAGTCAGTTTATTTACTTAATGATAACAAAAAATTTGAACCAACCGAGATTACTTATAATCCTGGACTAATAAAAATGTTTGATGAGATTGTTTCAAACTCAGTAGATGAACATAAAAGAAATACTAAGCTTAACCATATTAAAATAACAATCGATAAACCTTCTGGTAGAATATCAATTTGGGATAATGGTGGAATTCCAGTAGAAATTCATAAAGATTACAATGAATGGGTTCCAGAGATGATCTTTAGTAATTTAAAAACTGGAAGTAATTTTGATGATACTGAGGATCGCGTCGTAGTAGGTACCAATGGTGTTGGTAGTACACTTACCAATATATTTAGTAAAGAGTTTAGGATTGAAACTTGTGATGGTAAAAAACACTTTACACAAGTATTTACTGATAATATGTCAAAGCGTACCGATCCTATTATTAAACCTATAAAGAAAGGCTTTACTGAAATATCATATATTCCTGATTATCAAAGATTTGGTATGACAGGAATTGATGATGCATCAATTAGGATGATACAGAAAAGACTATACGATATAGCTGCATGTAATCATTCACTTAAGATCTTTTTTAATGAAACCCAAATATCATTTGGTTCATTTAAAGAATACGCAGAACTATATACCGATTATGTATTTTACGAACAATCCCCAAATTGGAAAATTGGTATAGGTCACTCTACTGTAGGATTTAAAGCAATTTCGTTTGTTAATTCTGTTGAGACAAAAGATGGCGGTACTCATGTTAATAATATAACACATCAAATCATCCAAGATCTTCGTGAAAAGATTAAAAAGAAATATAGAGTTGATGTAAAACCTGCAGAACTCAAACAACATATTTTTCTGTTTATTGATTGTACGGTAATTAATCCAGCATTCTCATCACAAACTAAAGAAAAACTTATTACTGAGCCTAAAGATTATGGTAGTATACATGAATTATCAGATAAGATACTAAAACAAATATTTACATCAGAAATTATACAATCTGTTTTAGATTGGATAGAGAGAAAAAATGCAGCAGACGAAAGAGCAAAGCTTAGAAAGCTTAATAATAATCTTGATAAATCTAAAGTTCTTAAACTTATCGATGCAAAGAAAAGCGGTGATAGGAAAAACTGTACTCTTGCTATATTTGAAGGTGATTCAGCCTCTTCTGCATTTAGACGTTATCGTGAACCGCAAACACAAGGTGCATTCCCACTTCGTGGTAAATTTATTAATGTAAGAGAAATACCTGATTCAAAGGTTGTACAAAACAAAGAAGTACAGTCTCTGATGGCTGCAATCGGTCTTAAGATTGGTCATGAACCAAAGGACATAAGATATGGTAAGATCCTATTTTATACTGATGCCGATGTCGATGGTAATTCAATATCTGCACTTCTAATTAATTTCTTTGGTAAATATTGGCCAGAACTATTTGAAGATGGTAAGATGCTAAAAATTGAAACACCTTTAATGGTTGCGAAAAAAGGAAAGGAAACCTTAAGTTTTTATTCTGATGAAGACTATAAAGTATGGGAGAGTAAACAAAAATCATTATCTTCATGGAATATTGAATATAAGAAAGGATTAGCTGCATTGGAAGACGATGAGTATAAAGAGATCATTAGAAGCCCACGATCATATATTCTTACTAAGGATAATGGATTTAATAGTACATTAGAAATATGGTTTTCTGGTGACTCTACACCTCGTAAAAGAAAGATATTAGGTGAATCTGTAGAAGTAAATAATAACAAAAAATCTTTATTTTAATGAATAAAAGAACCGTAACATCATTCTTTGATAAAGAATACTTAGAGTATGCCAAATATGTTGTGGAAAACCGTGCTATACCTAGTTGTATTGACGGTTTAAAACCTACACAGAGAAAGGTAGTACATGTGGCCAATAAAATCTGGAAAAGTGGAAATGAAAAACCAATGAAACTATTTCAATTAGCAGGTAGAGTTGCTGCTGAGGCATATTATCATCACGGGAACTGTCTTGACGAAAATACAATTGTCCACTCCAAGAAATATGGTAAAATTTCATTTAAAGAATGGCATGAACAATACCCATCAGAAAGCTTGGAGATATTATCGTTTAATGAAAATACAGGTTCTGGTATTTATGAACTTAGCTCACCACCGTTTAAGGGAGCAGTGACTAGCGAAATGATTGAGTTAGAACTGGAGAACGGTGATATTATTAAATGCACACCAGATCATATGATTTTGCTAGAGTGCGGAGATTGGATAGAAGCACAATATTTAACCAGTTTACATAATATTAGATCATTGTGGGTGCCATGATAACATATAGCTCATCTCTCGTGTATATAAAAATAAAGCATGAACAGAGCTAGGCTTAATAACTATGTATGTACTAAATGTAACGTGATCTTTGATAATAAACTAATGAGTAATATTAATTTTAATAAAAATCTACAATTACATACAACATCATGTAAAGAATGCAAAATTTAGAACTTATATTTTATTCTGAAAATTTAAGCAAAGGGACAAAAATAACCACAACACCAATTCACATTAAAAACTGGCTAAATGAAAATAAAGAAAGTAAATAGGGTAATTTTAACCACCCCAAAACAATTCTGGGACATTGAAGTTGATAACACTCATAATTTTGCAGTGTTTGATTCAAAATCAATCGTTCATAATTCAAGTTTAGAGAGCGCGATGGTTGGGATGGCACAAAAATTTAAAAATTCATTACCTCTCCTTGATGGTATTGGACAATTTGGATCATTACGTTCACCGTCTGCTGGTGCACCACGTTATATTAGTGGTAAATTGCATTCTAATTTTAGATTAATTTATCAAGATTTTGAATTACTATCAAATAAAATTGAGGAAGGCGAAGAAATTGAACCTGAATTCTTTTTACCTATTGTGCCTACTGTAATTTTAAATGGTTCATCTGGGATTGCGGTTGGTTTTGCAACAAACATTCTTAATAGAAATCCTAAAGATGTAGTTGATGCATGCCTAGCTGTTCTTGATAATAAGAAGATGAAAACACTTTCTCCTTGGTTAAGTGAATTTACTGGTACTTTTACAAGAGATTCACAAAATCCTAATACATGGAAAATTAGTGGTTCATACGAGGTTGTAAATAGCACAACAGTTAAAGTAACAGAAATTCCTCCTTCGTTTACTTATGAAAGATATGAAGAGTGGTTGAATTCATTAGTTGAAAAAAGAATTATTGTTGATTACGAAGATAATTCATCAGATAAGATTGAATATATTTTGAAATTCCAAAGATCTATTCTTAAGGATTATATTTCAAAATCTAAACTTGATGCACTACTGAAAATACATTCACAGGAAACTGAAAACTTAACCACTATTGATGAAAATGGTAAGCTTAAGATTTTTACTAAAGCAGAAGATATTGTTACTCATTTTGTAGGTATACGATTAGGTTATTATGATAAAAGAAAAGTTTATCTCTTATCTAAATTGGAAAGGGAACTTTTAGTAATTTCAAATCGTGCAAGATTTATTAAAGACATTATTCAAGGAAAGCTTAAAGTAAACAATGTACCTAGAGAAACTATTATTGATTATTTAACCAAAAACAAATATAATCAGGTTGATAGAAGTTTTAATTATCTTTTAGGCATGCCCATATATACATTAACAAAAGAGAAGTTTGAAGAACTTTTAAAACAGAAAGGCGATAAGGAAGTTGAGGTTGAAGTCATTAAGAAAACTGATTCTAAAGATATGTATATAAAAGATTTAGAAAAACTTAAAAAATCATTAAACTAAATGAAACCTTACTATGTTTTTCAATATAAAAATAAATTATTAGTATGAACACTTACAAAATATTCACACTCCTTGGTCACTCCTTAGTGTGGACCTGTAAAGCAGAAACAGAAGAAGCAGTCTGGAACACATTAGAGGGTGTTAAAAAACTATCTACAAAAGAACTTAAAAAATTATTTAAAATTGAAATTATGTTAATAGAACAAGTAACGACGACAGACTCATCAATGATTAAAAGGGCAGTTTATAACTTTGCTAGTAATACCTTAAAAATTGAATTTAATTCAGGTGCTATTTACGAATATGCAAATCTAGAACCTGGTATGTATGATGATTTTTGTAAAGCAGAATCTCAAGGTAAATTCTTTAACGAAAAAATTAAAAACAATTATCCAAACTCTAAACTAATTAATAGTTAAAATGGTAAACTCTAACATTATGTACGATGCACTTAAAGCTCAATTTGAAGCACAGCGTCAAATGGCATTAGCCACATTAACAATTTATTTCACTAATCCTGTTGGAATTGGGGAACATCCTCAACACATCGAGGAAATGATGACTTTAACAAGAACCCTTGCTGAAGCAATGGATTGTTTACAGACATTAAAAGAAACATTTGAAGTAAATAAAACTGAGAAGTCTAATGACAGTAAGTAGTATTGTACAAGGATTGCTTGAAAAGGGGCATATTACAGCCGAAGAAGCTATGGTGCTTCTTAAGGCAGAGCTTAATAAGCCATGCTTTCCTACTTTTCCCGCTATGCCGTACAGTCCTCCCTACCCCAACCTACCGTTTGTGCCCCATGTAGGTGATCCTATACCAAGAAAAGACCAAATCTGGTATTCAAGTGGAACTGGTGGAACTAGCGAAAACGTATACCGCGAAACACTAAATGATAACCTTACGAGCAAGTAAATGAATAAAGTAATTTTAGTTGGGAAGGCTGCTGCTGGTAAAGATCATATGAGACAAGTAATGGAAGGCCGTGGATTTGTCTACGGTATTTCTTTTACAACCAGACCACCTCGGGAAGGCGAGACACATGGTAGGGATTATTACTTCCTAACCGTTGAAGAATTTAAACAGAAAATAGAGGAAGACTTTTGGTATGAATTTGTTGAATTTAACGGTTGGTATTATGGAACGTCAAAAGACCAATTTTATAACATGTGTAACCTATTCATTATGACTCCGGTTGGAGTATCTCATATCAAACCAGAAGATAGGAGCGATTGTACGATCTTTTATATTGATATTCCACTTAATATAAGAAGAGACCGTCTTTTAGGTAGATACATGCCAGGTGATTCATTGGATCGTAGAATTAATGCAGATGAAAATGATTTTGTAAATTTTACCGACTATGATATTAAAATAAACAATCCTAAATTCTAACATATAAAAATAAAATGAGTAAAATAATTATCATAGAGGGACTAGACCGGGTTGGTAAAGATACACAAGTTGCTTTAATTATCAAACGTTTGAAAGATAAGGTTTTTCATAAATTACATTACTCGGCTCTACCTTTCAACGATGATACTGAATTACACACATCATACTCAAAGCAATTGTATGAAGATATGTTTAAGTTAATGTTATCTGCTAAGGAAAATAATATCAATCTTATATTTAATCGTGCTCATCTAGGAGAAACTATTTATTCTCCTTTATATAGAGGGTATTCTGGTGATTATGTTTTTGATATTGAGAAAGAGTATGTAAATAGACTTAGAGAAAATCTTTATCTTATTACAATTGTAAATGATCCTCATATTGTTTGGAGCAGGGAGGACGGACAGTCTCTTAGTAAAAATGAAGAGGATATCAAAGCAGAAGTTGATGGTTTTCAACGTGCGCATAGATTAAGTAAAATAAAGAATAAACTTATGCTTAATGTTGGTACTATGAGTGCTGATGATGTTTCTAATATTATTATAGATTTCTTATCTTATGATAATTTTATTACTGGTGAGGATAAACAACTTAATATGTTTAAATAATGACTAAGTGGAGAGAAGATCGTACTTATAAAATAATGACTAGTTTGTCTAATAACAAGTGTTTAAGATTTCTTTTTGATATAGAGATTCAAAAATCCCAAGAAAGGTATCCTCGGGCTGAGTTTTTTGATAGAATAGAGAGATGTTATGATAAAGCTAAACAGAAACTAAATAATGAGAACTTATAAAGGAGAAACTTTTGCAGATGTATATCAAACTGCACTTACTGATGTATTTAATAACCCAGAATATATTACTTCACCAAGAGGTATGAAAATTAAAGAGGTTACCAATGCTGCTCTTGTTATCGAAGATCCGCGTTTTTCTCTATATGAAAATAAGAGAAGAAGCAGTCAATTCAAGTATATTGGTGCTGAATTAGTTTGGTACTTTACTGGTAGAAATGATATTGAATTTATTGCTCCTTTTGCAAAATTCTGGGAACATATTGATAATGGTGATGGGACTGTAAACTCTGCTTATGGTAATCTTATCTTTACTGAAAAAAATGATCACGGTTGGAACCAATACCAATGGGCATTAAACTCTCTTATTCATGATAAAGATAGTCGCCAAGCAATTTTGCATTTTAATAAACCTTCACATCAATGGACTGATAACAAAGATTTTGTATGTACATTAACTGGTGTTTTTCAAATTCGTGATAATAGGTTAAACTTTACTATTGATATGAGATCAAATGATCTTATTCTTGGCACACCAACTGATGTTGCATTCTTTTGTTTATTACAAGAACAGATGTACCAACATTTAAGAAAGTATTATCCTGAATTAGAAATGGGTACATACACTCATATTATTCATTCTCTTCATATTTATGAAAGACACTTTGGCTTAATTAAAGATATGCTTAATAATCCATTTGAATCAATGAGTTTTCCAGACATGAGAGAGTTTATTATTGATCCTGATGGTAATCCTTTAGGTTGTATTAAGCACATTGAATCTGCGATTGTTAAAGGTGGCGATATTCCTACACACGATGATCCATTACATGATTGGATCACTAATGCTATTTTCTCTGATATATAATAAAACACTACATATGAAACATATTAAATTATTCGAAGACTTTGTTGTAGAAAAGAGTAAGGATTCATATTCTCATGGTTGTGTAATGCTCTATTTTGATTTTCCAGAAATGAACGAAATTCATGATAGTATTGATCCTAATGATCTTTATGAAGAAGAAGGTGATCGTACCTTCGGTCTTGAGGATGAACCGCATGTAACATTATTATATGGACTAAAAAAGGACGTCGCAACTACTCAAGTAAGGGAGATTATTGAAAACTTTACATTTGGTCCATGCACTTTACATAACGCTTCTCTTTTTGAAAATGAGTATGATGTTTTAAAGTTTGACGTTAAAGGCGATAATTTACATAAGGTAAATAAAGCATTAATGAAACTTCCGTACGAAAATGATTATCCTGACTATCATCCTCATTGTACTGTAGGATATTTAAAGAAAGGTACTGGTAAAAAATATTGCGACAGTATGAAAAATGACGTATATGAGTTGGTCCCTACCTATGCAGTTTTTAGTCAACCTGATGGTACTAAAACAACAATGAAAATAAAAAAATAATTTTCTTAAAAAGTTTTCAATTTTCATTTATTTATATTATATTTGTACTGACGGTATTATATACGCCATCATAAACTAAAATATAATGATAGAACAAAACAGATTAACAGAACCGATAGATTTTTTTATAACATCGGATACGTGGTTTGGCAGACCACAGATATTAGAAATTGCCAAACGGTCATCATTTTCATCCATAGAAGATATGAATGAAAAGCTGATTAAAAATTGGAATAAGCAAATTAAGAAAGGTGATGTTGTTTTTCATTTAGGAAACTTTGCATGGGATCCTCATACTGCTAGAGCTGTTCTTAAACGGCTTAATGGCGAAATTACTTTTTTGATAGGAAATTCTGATGATGCATTATTAGAAATTGAACACGAATTTGATAATATTACTATATTGGATGACCAGATTGTAGAGTTACTACAATTTGATTCTGTTATATGTCATTATCCATTAGAGGTATGGAATGGGCAAACGTCAGGGACTATTCATTTTCATGGTCATACGGTATTTTCTCACAAAACAGACTTAAGAGATTCCAATCGTGTTAATGTGTGCACTGATTTTTGGAACTATTCACCTATTAAATTTTCAACTATTAAAGATTTTATAAATGGCAAAGGGTAAAACATACAAAGAATTAGCAATTGAATTCAAAAAGACAAGGTCGGAGCGAGTTTACAATGAACTTTACAAAAAAATGAGACCAGGTTTATGGTCTTATATTAATAATATTGTAAAAGATCCAACTATTGCTGATGACATTGCATCAACAACATTAACCACAGTGTATCTTAAGATTGATCAATATGATGAGACTTATCAAATTACTACATGGGCTTATCGTATTGCGTATAATGAATGTATTGGTTGGATTCGCTTTCGTAATAAGAAGATAAGTATTAATGTATTTACCGATGCAGGTATTGAACCACCTATGCCCGGTATGGATTTGGATCCTAATATTATGATTAAAAGCGAAGATGATTTCTGGGCCGAGGAAGACACTATCACTGAACAGGTTAGATTAACCAGGGAAGCTATTAATGCTCTCCCTCCTATGTATAAGAGATACATGGTAGAAAGATTCTTAAATCATAAATCATATGGAGATATCCTAGCTATTATGCTAGAATATGAAAATGATATTAATCTACAAACTGTAAAAAATCGTATTTTTAGAGGTAGGAATATTGTTAAAAAACAATTGGAGCAAATGAAATTGTTTGCTAAACCTCAATACGCATAAAATAAAATATTATGTACATAAAAGATCTTATAGGCGAAATTAATATTTGGCGAAAAGTTAGAACCATTGCCAAAGAAAATGAAATGCTTCTCAATCAATCTAACTTCAGGGTTGATTGGATAGGTAGAATTTATACTGTTATAAATTTACCAGAAGAAGTTATAACTCAACCTATATCAAAAGAGGGTTATATTCTTATGAAACTTAGAGAATATGATCAACTGTTTCTTGATATGGGAATTGCTGATGCAATATCACCTGAGATAGAAGAAATACCAAAAGCTGGCGCATATCTTTTAATTCTATCACCTGATAGAGATTATATAAAACTTATACCGTTTTTATGGTCAGCAATTAAAACCACAGTATTAGTTGTTATCCTAAGAATAGTCTATGTTGTTACGACATCATATTGGAATGGTATTGGCGAATCATTTGGTAAATTAATCAGTTTTATCTTTTAACCACAAATGGCAACAGCAGAATCATTAACATTAACTGAAACAATTAATGACAAGAGGTACTATATCATTGGTGAAAATAAATACCCATCAGTTACTACTGTATTAGGTAGTATGACAGATTCTTCAGGCATAGATGATTGGCGAAAGAGAGTTGGTGAAGAAGAGGCAGATCGTATTTCAAAATTTTCAGCAAATCGTGGAACTATTATGCATCAAATGATAGAATTTTATTTAGGATCCAATTTAGAGGATAATGGTAAAAGAATTCGGGATGCACAGGACAAAATCATAGAATTTGCAAAGGATGAAGGATTCACCAACGAAGAGCTCGAGGTTGGTCGTAGACTCTTTTATAGTTTTTATAATAATGGACTTTTTAACCGAATCAACCGAATTGTAAGCATCGAGGCAACGCTCTACTCACACCAGATGGGAGGGTATGCTGGTAGGGTAGATAATATTTATGAGAACTATTTATCTCATCTACTCATCTTAGATTTTAAGACTAGTCGTAAACGGAAAAAGAAAGAGTGGATTAAAAATTACTTTATGCAAATCGCAGCATATTTCCTAGCCTATTGGGAAATGCATGGTATAAAACCTAAAGGTGGTGAAATTTGGATTGCTGTTGAAAATGATGAACCTCAAATATTTGAAGTAACATGGGATGATATTAAAGAACATGGGAAAGAATTCCTATCTCTAGTAAAAAAATATCATGAACTAAACCCATTACCCCAGAATATATAAAACAAATAAAATTAAATAATGAAACATATTCATTCATTTGAAGTCTTTGTTACTGAAGGTCAGAGACATAAGCCTGTAGATCATATAGAGAATATTGAGATTGAAGATAAGTCTGATAAAAAGACAGAAAAAGATGCACAGGATTATGTAGATGATAACGTTGATTATTGTCCTAGGTGTGGTGAACACGTTGATGACTGTGATTGTGCAAGCAGTGACCCATGGTCAACACAAAATTATCATAGAGTCCCTAAAGGAAAGACAGAAAACTAAAATTATATTATGAATAAGATTAATCAATTTTTTAAAGAACATGGTAGTAAGGTAATCACTGTACTTTTAATCCTATTATATTTTAAATCTTGTGGTGTAGACCGAGAACTCGACAGACTTAAAAAGGAGTCAAAGAGTAACATAGATTTAATTATGAAACTTCCAACTACAACTGACCTTAAGATCGAAGGTCTTAATGCAGAAAAAAGAATGATCCAAGCAACGGACCGTAAGATCTTTGATGTTCAACGCCAAACCGCGATTGAAAAAGAAATAAAAATATTGGAGATGAAGTAATGAATAACATCATACCAGGGGTACCAACACCCGGAGATCCAACCTGTGCATTAACTATCTGTGGTAGAATAATTGCACAGGTAGATTGTATTAAATATATTATGCAAGGTACTTCTGCTTGTATTGATATTCAGTTTTTTGGAGCTGATGAAAAACCACTTGACCTAGATCAATTTTGTGACATCCAAATTCAATTAACAAATGAGTTTGATTGTGTAGTTGTAAACTTTTGGTACCCAGATGTACCTACTGGCTCAAGAGGATTTGACATCGACATACTTCAATATACTACAACGGGTGGACATATTGTTAATAAAGGACTTCTTAGAATCTGTTTAACAAATAGTTGTACTCTTACGTCACCTGGTGCAATATTTGCAGAAATTCTTTTGAAGGAATGTTTACTTACAGGTGAACAACAAATTTTAACCGGAGTACCAACTCCAACTAGTGGAAGCGGTGATTCTTTTGGTATTCCTTGTTTACAGGTAGCACGTATAATAGAATCAAAGATTGCTAAAAATGGTGGAGTTGGTGGTTGTTTCCCAGGATACATCCCGCCTCAACCAGGCGGTTGACATGAATAAAGGTGGTAAAATAAAACCACATTATGACGCGTCTATTGCGGGTTACATTAATTATAAATGTAATATATGTGTATTATCTCACGATTATGATATTTATATTGGTGATGAGTACTCAAATATAAAACAAAAGGATTTATATTGTTTTGAAGCTTCCTTATATAAACATTGGACAAACGAGTTTAATTCAAGACGAATATTTTTAAGTTTTGGTTTTGTTGTACCATATTCAGTTATGAACATAAATATAAATGATCCAAGAGTAAGGTTAAGTAATCGAATCAATAAATATTTTCAAACTAAATATGGCACGAAAAACTAATAAGAGTATTAAAGTTTAAATAAAATATAAAATATGTTTGAAAGTAAAAGGTAAACAAATGGATATGCACCATTAGATGGAACTGACAAGGTTCCATCCACAAGTTTACTAATAGCGGTGCTGATTTACCATTATGTAAATACAGTATTATTGGTGAATAAATATTAAAACTAAATTATATGAACACAGAAAAATTTACAAAAGGATTTATCTTAAGTACTATGATAGGACTCTATGTTATTGTATCTCTTATATCAACCCTTCATGTTATAGAATTTTTTAAAATGTCAAACCCACGATGGTTAGCGGTATCATTAGCAATTGCTTTTGAAATAGGTGCAGCAGCATCACTTGCATCAATCATAGTTTTAGAAAAGACAAGCAAGACACTTGTATGGTTTTTATTTATACTTCTTACTGCAATGCAAATCCAAGGTAATATGTTTTATGCGTATACTCACTTAGAAAATTTTAAAGATTGGATTGAACTATTTGGACTACAAGAAGAAGACCTTATTACACAAAAAAGAATACTCTCAATCGTATCAGGTGCAATTCTACCTGTTATTGCATTAGGGTTTATAAAATCTCTAGTTGATTATATTAGGCCTGCTCAACCAAATGAAGAATTGGCTGAGGCTCTATCTATAGAAGAACCTATAGAAATTCCAACTGAACCTAGTACTGAAGTTCTTGATGTAATACAACCGGTAACGGTTGATGCACCTAAGGAGCCTACCGTTGTACAGGAAAATCCTAAAGTTGGTAATTTAATAGTTGAACCAAAGGTTTCAGAACCGGTAAAACACTATAATTCTAAACCATAAATAACGCTAATTATGAAGTGTTATTAAAAAAATTAAAATGATATGACAGCCAGACGCCATGACGACGAAATATTTCGTGAAAAGAAGATTATAAAAAATCCAATAAAATTTAAAATATCACTTAACGAAGAACAAAAAGCAGCAAAGGAACTTATTTTACAAAATACTATTTCATTAATAGCAGGTAAAGCAGGTAGTGGGAAAACTTTGTTAGCATGTCAAATTGCATTAGACGGTTTATTTCGCAAGGAATTTGAAAAGATTATTATTACAAGACCAACTGTATCAAAGGAAGAAATAGGATTCTTACCTGGTGATCTCCATCAAAAAATGGATCCGTGGGTACAACCAATTTACCAAAACATGTACATTTTATATGACAAAGAAAAGGTGGATGCTTATATACAAAGGGGTCAAATTGAAATAGTACCATTATCATTCATGAGGGGTAGGACATTTCTTGACAGTTGTGTAATTGTAGATGAAGCACAAAACGTAACTAATGAACAAATGGAAATGATCGTTACTCGTGTAGGATTAAGATCCAAGATGATTATATGCGGTGATGACGGTCAGGTTGATCTTAAGAATAAGCGTGACTCTGGTTTTAAATTTTTATATAGTTGTTCAAAAAAGATTAAACGTCTTGCAGGTATTACTTTATTAAAAAATCATAGAGATCCTATAGTAGATGATCTTATTCAAGTTTACGAAGAAGAGAATGATAGAAGAAATAAAAAGAATTAGAATAAATAATTTTTATGTATAGTTTGTAATGCAATTAATAATTAATGGATTTAGGGATTTTATAATCACAGGTCACACAGTATATTTAGTTAAAACCAAGCAACAATTACAAATCTATAGTAAAAGAAAAAAGTTTTTATTGTTAACAATACTTTTAGTACTGCCTCTTGGTGTACTTTGGGTATATTTAATTATAGAGGCTGATAAAAAATATAAAAAACTTTAACTAAAATGGCAAAGGCAAACGGTAATAGTTTATCTAAGCGCGTTACATCTAAGGTAAGTAGACCGGGTGTTCACTCAAAGACTAAGACTAGCAAAAGTAAAAAGTCCAAACATTACAAGAAAGCTTACAAAGGACAAGGAAAGTAATTGTTAATAACTTTTTCATAATGGGGAGAAAAAAGTCTCCCCATTATTTTCAATTCCCAAAAAATTGTTTTATATTTATAATTATAAAACAATTAAATATGTTTAAATCTAACAAACTTATTTTTATTTTAGTCCTATCTCTTATAATGGGCTCTATCGCATTTACTATCTCAGGATATAGTAATAAACAGTCTATCAAAACAAAGGTGACTGGAAAGGAACGTATCACTGATAGCGATGGGAATGGTAACGTTTATTCTTATTACCTTATCTTTACTGAAGCAGGAGCTTTAAAATTGGAAGATGAATTACTATATGGTAATTTTAATTCAAGCGACCGGTACGGTCAAATTCAACAAGATTCAACTTATACATTTCATACGATTGGCTATCGTATTGGATTTATGAGTGAATATCCTAACATCGTAAAATTTGAAAAATAAAAAATATGAACGCAAACGAAACGTTAAAACAGGGCTTAGAATGGATGAAAAGCCCAGAAGGTAAAAAATCAATGGAAGTGTACTTTGCTAAACTTGCACAAAGGGATGCAATTGAACGAACAAGAGCACAAAGAATTAAGAATCATTTTACAGATGAGACTTCATTTAGTACCCTAATGGAATTTGTACTTGAAAGACAGAAAGTATATGACGCTCGTCATTATAAAACATATTCAGAGCGTGCACTTCATGTTACAAATCTTTTATGGGAACTTGCAAGTAGCGAAGGAAATGAAATAGATGCTATCGATGGTTTGACTGAAAGCTTTTCATCAATGGTATATGATTATTTTGGATGGCAATTCGCAATCACGCACGGTCAAGGTTCGGTGCTGAGTATTTATAAGGACAAGGGACTAATTTATAGAATTAATTAAGGAAGAACAAAAAAAATAAAATCATGCCAAATTCATCACCAGAAGGAATAGAACTAGGAAAAGGAGGTAGTTTAATATCAGCTTCATTATCTATTGATAAAGAAAAAGTATTTGACATAACATCAACCAAACAAAGTTTGGGTAGAGAAGAGATTAGAGAATTAATAATAAAATTTCACAATGAATTTTCTGATAGATGGAATATTGATGATTGGATTAATAAAAACTTATAATTATGAAAATGAACTATTTTGAAGATTTATATTTAAAACACGCTTTAAAATATAAAGAAGAATACTATAATACTTCTTGGTGGAAATTTAAAAAAAGAAGAGAATTAAGAGATAACTGGAAAACCTCATTAGACCTTATGGTAATGTATTCCAATACAATTAAAAATAGATAGTTATGAATCAAAAGACTAGGACACTTAAATAAACATTTTAAAATACATTATATGAGCAAAGATAAAAAACACAATCCAGTTGAAGCCTTAATGAAAGCTTTCCATGATGAAGTGAATGATCCTGAATTACAGAAAAATTATAACGGATTTACTCGTGATCTTCGAATGTATAAAGATAAGCATAATGAGATTATTCCTGCTGTTAATACTAACTTAAATAAGATTCGTACTCTTAATGAAGCAGTACTTTTACAAGCACTAAGTGGCGTACTTTCACCACAAGCTGCAGAAAAAATCAATGAGATTGAAAAAGAGAATGCTGAACTTATTAAAACCGTTGAGTTTTATCAAGGTAAGATTAATGAAACTGCAGCTCTTATTGAAAAATATGAAGACTGGTCAGAAAGAAAGCTTTTCGTTTGGTGGAAAGTAATTTGCGCAGTTGAACTTGATACTAAGCCTTGGATGCAGTGGAAGAAAACATATGAAGAAAAAATCGTATAATATGTAGTTTAGTACTAGGCTTAAAACTTTACTAAAATTGAGAAAAAAGTCCTAGAAATATTTTCAGATCCCAATTAAATTGATTATATTTATATTATAATTTAAAACTATGGAAAATCAAAATTCGGTTTGTTACGTTGGAAAGATAACAGAATTAAAAGCAATTGAAGGAGCTGACAATATTGAATTAATAGTTGTTGGCGGTTGGAATGCTATTGTTAAAAAGGGCGAATACAAAGAAGCCGACTTAGTTGGAATATCAACAACTGACGCTGTCATTCCTCAAGGATTATCAGATGCAATGGATGTAACCAATTACTTGCGTAAAGGAGGTAGAGTGAGAACGGTTAAGTTACGTGGTGTTTATTCTGAGTGTTTAGTTATACCTAATCAGTTTTTACCAATTGGTTATAATAACGAAGGTAAGGATTTAATGGAAGCATTAGATATCTTTAAATATGAACCACCTGTTAGACAAGTACAATTGGCTGGAGGTAAAAAAGTAAGATACCAAGACAATCCAAACTTCCATGTTTACTATAAGTTTCCAAACTTAAAGAATGTGGTTGGACTGTTTACTGAAGAAGACACTGTAGAAATTACACGTAAGATTCATGGAACAAATGCACGTTACGGTATTGTAAAGAAAATTAAATTATCATTTTGGGATAAGGTTAAGAGATTCTTTAAACTAGCTGATAAGTGGATTGACTATGAATTTGTATATGGTTCACATAATGTAGAGAAAGGTAGTGATTCTCAAGGATTCTATTCAACTGATATATGGAGAACCATTGAAGAAAAATATGGAATTAAAGCTAAACTTTGGGCTTATGTTAAAAGTGTAGCAATGGAACCAGAAATTGGTGATGGTATTACAATATACGGTGAAATTTATGGCGCAGGAATTCAAAAGAACTATGAATATGGTTTAACCGATATTAAATTCGTTGGATTTGATGTTAAAGAAGATGGAGAATATTTATCTACAATTAATTCAAAACTATTGATCGCCGATATTTTAGAATTACCTTATGTTGAAATACTGCACTTTGGTAATTGGTCTCAAGAAGTACAAGACTCCTTTGTATTTAAAAACAATATTGGAGGAACCAAAGTACCTCATGAAGGGATTGTTATTAAGTATCATACTGGAGAGAGACCGAAAGTTGCAAAGGTAATTAACCCAGATTATTTAATTTATAGTGAGAAAAACGACGTAGAGGATAGCCATTAAATAAATATAAAAAAAATAAGTTATGACACCAAAGGAAAGGGCACAAAGCTTACTTAGTGAATACCTAAATATTTCTGAAATAAAAAATAGTAAACACTCTAATAGTTTAGCCAAACACTGTGCATTAATCGCGGTCAGTGAATTAATCAAAACAACAGGATCTAGGTATTGGTATGACGTGAAAGCCGAAATAGAAAAACTATAATAATAGTTATAAATGTTCATAATATCTGAAACCATGTGTCTAAATAGTTATATAAATAAAAAAATAATAAAACAATAAAGAACATGGAAAATTCACAAGAACTTACACAATCCCAGGCGGTTAATGTCTTAATCCAAGCGGTTAGAATTGCACAAGCAAAAGGTGCATTTACTCTAGAAGATGCTGAATTAGTTGCAAAAGCTATTCGTATCTTTGTACCAGCGAATCAAACTGAAAATGGTGCTGATCCTATAATGAATCAGGAACCTCAGTCAGATGAAGCACTGGTACAACCTATCGTAGAAAAAGTCTAACTTGATCCCTATTAAAAGGCCCAGGAATTCCTGGGCCTTTTTTGTTTAAATAAATAAACAAAACTACTATTCCATAATGAGAAGGCGAATAATAAAAATAAGCGCAAAACAACCAGAGGAAACTCAAGCAAATAGACCTATTTTGATTAGACCTATTAACAATAATCAAAGTAGATCCATTAATGTGAATTCACGTAATAGAATAATAAAGTCTAGTAGTGAATCATCTCTAAATGAAATTACTAATTTTTTAGAGAGAAAATCCGAGCGTGTTTTTATTATTGGTGGTGGGCCTTCTTTGATAAATGTGGATTTATCATTTATTAAAGATGATGATGTTATTTGTATAAATAAGGCAATTGATTTAATTAAAAATCCTAAGTATTTTATTACTATGGATTATAGTTTTTTTGGAAAGATCCAATCATCAGTTAAGGCTGTTACCACAAGAGCACAAAGTAGTCATTTCATAATAAATAAACAACATCAATATATCCAAAACATCAGAGGCGTTTATACTGATACTAGAACAAATTATAGATATGAAGGTTTACGTCATTTTACTTCTATTATAAGTGCATTTAAAGAAACTAATGCAATAAGTGGATTCGGTCAAAATCTAGCAGAATTTTGCCACGGTGATAATAGTGGATACTGTGCGATTCAATTTGCTATTCTTGCTGGGTATACTGAAATCTATTTATTAGGATTTGATTTGTCAGAACCTGTAAATAGTGAACAAACACACTTTCATAGTTCTTATCCTAAGTTTTCAACGTCTAGGTTTTATCAAAATATTAATACATATAGAAAACATTTATTAGGATCTATCACTAGAATTAGGCGATATAATAATACTGAGTTTTACACTATAACACCTTCTTCGCTTGAACCTACTGTACCTAGAGCACCCTTGAGTAATTTTATAAAGAATTCTACTAAAGATGCAGTTGAGCATATTACCAAAAATCCAATTAATAATACTGGATTAGATAATCTCGTTATTGTTGCTTATTATACAATTAACACACCGTACGAAGAAGAAGCTAAAAAACTAATTAGTTCACTTAATAAATTAGGACTTAATCATGATGTAGTTGGTGTTACTAATTTAGGCAACTGGCAAGCAAATACCAGATTTAAGGCCAAATTCATGGAGGATATGTTAAATAAACATCAAGAGAAAAATTTACTTTACATAGATTCTGATGCAATAGTTCATAGTAGACCAGTTCTTTTTGAAGATTATGTTACTGATATTGCAGTTAGATGGCAAGACTTTAGATGGAGAAAGAATGAATGTTTGAGTGGAACTATCTTTATGGCTAATAACGAAAAGACCAGGGAGCTTTGTCGCCGTTGGCAGCGAATTAATAAAAATGAAGGGCCAAACGCTACTACATTTGAACAGTGGAATTTAGGAAGTGTAATTAAAGAAATGGAAGCTGAAGGAAAAATCAAAACAGATAATCTACCACCAGAATATACAATGATATTTGATAGTATGCGTGCAATGTATCCTGATGTGGTCCCAGTGATCGAGCATTTTCAAGCAAGTAGAAAATTAAAAAATAAAGTATAAAAATATGATACACACAACATCAAAAATTCATCCATTCGCCTATATTGAGAAAAATGTCACAATAGGCGAAAATGTTTCTATAGGTCCTTTTTGTATTGTTAAGAATGGCGCTAAAATCGGTAATGACTGTAAGTTTACTGCATACTGCGAAATTAGGGAAAACGTTATTATTGGTGATAATACAACAATGGGTAGTCGCTGTACTATTTCAGCCAATGCAACTATAGGTTCAGGTACTACAATTAAATATGGTTTTGTTTTAACCGATACACCTAATCTTAAAGAAGGAGATATCAAGGTGGTAAAGGGAGTAGGAAATAATGTTCTTATTGGTGCAAATGTTACACTCATGCCAGGATTCAGTATAGGTAATAATGCAATCATTGGTGCATGTTCACAAGTTAGATCCGATGTAGGTGATAATGAAATTTGGTACGGTAGTCCTGCAAAATTCTTTAAGCGTAATGAAGAATAAAGTATTTAATAAAATAAAGGAGTTAGGAATAACCGCTGAAATAATTGATCATAATGATATTTCAATAAATAGAATGTCAATGATAGGATTTGCAGATGAATATGATATCTGTTATCTTGATGGCCCAGCTTATCATTTAATCGAAGGTAAGAAAAATATATTTCTCGTTTGCCCAAATTATTTTGAAGAAGTTAACACTAACATATCTTATATAAAAACCGAAGATCCAAAGCTTCTATTTTATTTGTTATCTTATGTATTTAATCCTGGTAATGGTGATTTTGATATTGATACATTGATTACAGATAAATACCCAGGTGCTATTATCGATAAAAGATGTAAAATAGGAAAAAATGTTAATATTTTACCCGGTGCGATAATTTATAAAAATACTATCATTGAAGATGATGTTACAATTGAATCTGGTACTATAGTAGGGTGTACTGGACTTCTTTGGACTTATGATACTAAGGATGACAAAAAAATAATGTTATCAACTAATGGTGGTGTCATAATTAAAAGAGGATCTTATATCTCAGCAAATGTATCGATCGTTAGGGGTGCATGCAATGAAAATACTATTATTGGTGAAGGTACTATGATAGCACCTAGTACAGCAATTGGTCACGGTTGCGTAATTGGAAGTAATGTTCATATTGCAAATAATGTAACATTATCTGGTTCAGTTCATATTGAGGATAATTGTTTTTTAGGATCTGCTTGTGTTGTGCAACCTGCAATAAAATTAAAAGAAGGATCTGTGTTAGGATCAGGTGCAATTTTAACTAAGTCTTATGATGAAACTGGCGTATTTGCAGGTATACCTGCAAAAAACACTGGTAAGAATCCAAACGAAGTAAAAGGGGTGCCTAAAAAAAGATAATTATGAATATTAGTACACAGGATCTCTTGGAAGATATTAAAAATTCTATAATAAATAAAAAGCCACTAAGTGCTGTTAGATGTGGGGATGGGGAATTTCATATAGTTAAGTCAAAAGGTGACTTTGATGAAAGATCAGTAAAAATCCACCATAATGCTATGAATGATATCTTAAGGCGAAATCACATCTGGGATTGCAAAATCCATCCTCATTCATGTCAATGTTATCTTAATTCTAACGAAGCATTGACTTGGATAAAAGAAATCCGAAGTTACATCATATCGGCAATGAAATCAGCTGATTATTTGGGGTTAACTGTTCCAGGTAAGGATGCTAGATTTTATAGTATATCTGATAATGTTTTAAGAAGACATGGGATTGATCATATAGCAAAAAAAACTATTGATAGCCTATTTACAAGAAGTCATTCTTTTGGTAGTTTATCAAACTTTAAAAAATTAATACAAGGTAATGATATGCATATCATTACATCAAATGTTAAAAGATTTAAGGATGTAAATTTTAGTAATGTTTTAGGAGTTAATGTAACATATACTGATATATCAGGAGATAGGTCATATAAACAGAGGGCTTTTATTAAAGAATCTATTCTATCTTCAAATAAAAAGATATTTCTTTTTGGTGGTGGCAGCGCTATTAAAGATCTTATCCCATGGTCTGCAAAAACAATGGGAGCTGTTTCAATTGATGTAGGTAGTGTGTTAGACGCATGGACTGGTTACAAATCAAGATTAATGTATGAACAACCTGAATTCCAGCATTTATTATGGGTGAAATAGAAAATAGCATAAACATAAGGTGGTCAGGCCCACATAAACCTAATTGGGGTGATGAATTAAATAAAACTCTCATTAAGCTCATTAGTGGAAAGGATCCTTTATATATAAAAGATCCGGATATACACCATTATTTGTGTGCTGGTAGTATATTAAGATGGTCTCATAAAAATACAACAGTATGGGGCTCTGGTTTTATTTCATCTATTGATACTATAAATGAACAACCTGATATAAGAGCAGTTAGAGGTCCTTTGAGTAGGGAAATGCTTTTAAAATTAGGTTTTAATTGCCCTCCTATATATGGAGACCCTGCTCTTCTTTATCCTCGTTTTTATCAACCTAATGTTTCTAAAAAATATAAATATGGTATAATACCACATTATATTGATCAAGCAAACTCTTGGTTGGAACAATACAAAAATTCTGATAGTGTAAAAATTATTAATATTCTAGATCCTACTATTAATACCTTTGTTGATGAAATAAACGAATGTGAAGTAATTTTATCAAGTTCACTACACGGTCTTATTTGTGCCGATTCTTATGGTATACCTTCATATTGGATTAAATTATCAACACATGTAATTGGTGGTGATTTTAAATTTATTGATTATTTTAAATCAGTAAATAGACCAGATACTAAGCCAATATTAATTAATAATGAAACCGAAATAAAAAATATGAAATTTCATGAATATCGTATTTCAATTGATTTAGATCTTTTATATAATGAATGCCCTTTCAAACAATAAAGTAAAAGGTAACACTAAATAATGATAAGGTAATTAAAGATTATCTGAAACCAAATAGAAAATAATCAATATAAAACTAAAATAATAATTATATGCAACAGGAACCAAACATCGACATTAACAGCACAACAGAAATTACTTGCGATGAATGTAATAATAATACATTTAGGCCAATATTTTTTTTAAGAAAGCTTAGTAGATTTTTATCACCAGATGGTAATGACAAAGTTATTCCTATTGATTCACTTGCTTGTGTTAAATGCGATCATGTAAACAAAGATTTTAACCCAACATCACAAACAAATAACCCAACATCACAAACAAATAATTTAAAAGAAAATGAATAAAACACAAGAAATGGAAACCACTGAACTATTGGTAGAAAATAAAGAAACTCTAAAAAAGAGTGCACTTATCTCGGAACAAAAAGAACTTTTTGAAATCAATGAAACTCTTCTTAAAGAAATGCAAGAAAGAGAATACTCTATTGATTTAAAATCAAAAAAGATCTTTGATAACTTATTAAAATTTTTAGAAAAAGATGCACCATGGGGTCATACGACTGCTACTGGTTTGATTATGCTTTACCATAATCTTAGAGAACAAAAAGAATTTGTTAAATTACAAGACTGGGCTGGATTTATTAATCTTCGTTCTGCTAACATTACCATTTTATGGTCAATGGTAACTAAAATGACAGGTAAAGGTTTTTATGAAGCAAAAGCATTCGTTGAATTAATGGCAGTATGTGGTGAAAGTTTATCTAAAGCAGTTCAACAGGCTCATAATGATAATAACAGCTTACGTCAAAACCATCACAGGTTATCTATTCTTGATGATCAATTGGCATCAGGTGATTTTATTGATGATATGGAATCCACAGATGTGGTGGCCTCACTTGCAAATGAAGTAGATCCTATTGTAGAACTTTAATATGAGTTTTCATAAAAGGTATATATCTAATGAACAAGTTATTAGATTATTTAATGACGGCGGGGTTGACCGAATCATTCAATGGTATACCCAAGGTGCTGATACAATAATTACTGAATCCGGTATCGCTTGTGAAATATCAGATATAGTTAATGATGTAGAATGGCTATCGTTTGATCAAGTATCACTTAAAGATAACATCATAAAACTAGTCCATAATGAATTAAGAATAGTAGAATTAAAAAAATAGGGCTCGGTCCTATTTTTTCTATTAACAGCTATGAATAAATAAACAAATAATATACCTGTATGAAATACATTAAAACGTTTATTTCTTTTTTAACTGAGGCCAAAGAAGAAGATTTTGAAGACAAGATTAAAGATCATGGTTACTTCAAAGGCATTTCAACATCGACTGCACGTAAAAAAGCCGCACAAATGAAAGATCAGGCAAATTTACCTGATAATGACCCAGACGCATATAAAGCGTTACCGGGCGATACTAAAGGTAAAAAACTGCTTAAACCATCAAAACACACTAAAAATTATCAAGAGTTATATGGATATAAAGATTCAAATGAATCTTTTGATGTATATGAAAGATATTCTCAATTAGCCGTAACAGGTTTATCTAAAACTAACAAAGAAGATCTAATTAAACTAGGCGTTGACGTTAAACAAATGGGACCAGGTTGGTACTTAACCGTTAAAGACTCTGATAAGAAAAAGATATTAGATTATCTGAATAACGAAGAGATCCCTGTTAATGAATCACTTAATGAAGATTCAAGTGGTGATCGTTCACCTATTGATAATGATTCAATTGAAACTGCATTAAAGAATAAGAAGGAAGAAACTGGCATTCCTTTACCTCTTCTTAGAATTATTATGCGTAGAGGTATGGCTGCATGGAAAAGCGGACATAGACCAGGCGCAGGTCAAGAACAATGGGGGTATGCAAGAGTTAATTCATTTTTAACTAAGGCGCCGGGTACTTGGGGTAGACCTCTCAAAGATCCAATCAAAGGTGGTCCTAAAGGTGCCTATGGTGCTGACGCCGATGTTGCTCAAGAAGTAATTAAAGGTGGTCATGATAAAAACTTAAAAAAAGGATAATATGAAAACTATAAAACTATTCGAAGAATTTAAAGAAGCAACATCATGCCCTGTTCCTACTAAAGATCTAGAGGTAAATACAAAAAATAGAAATCGTGCAATTGAAGCAGATCATATTCAATATGGTCCACTTAATGTTGATGAACCTGCTGGCTATTGGGGGCATTTAGCTGACCACTGGAATACATCAGTTGAAGCTGCTAAAAAATCAACATGTGGACAATGCGTTGCTTTTGATATATCGCCAAGAATGGAAGACTGTATGCCTGGTGCAATTAGTGACAAAGATGGTCAATTAGGATACTGTTGGATGCATCAATTTAAGTGTCATTCTGCCCGTAGCTGCTATACTTGGGCTGCAGGTGGTCCTATAGATGAAGATAAGGTATCATACGGATGGCAAGAAAAAAATCAGGATGCAGCAATGAATCCTGATCCCATAAAATAAAAAGAATAAAATCATGAAACATATTAAACATGAAATTTATAAAAAGTTTTAACGATTATCATAAAGTTTCAGAAGGACTTAAGTATCATATTGAAAATGAATTAGATTTAACGAATTCAGTTTTTCGTTTAGGTTCAGATTCATTTACTGACCTATTTGAAGAAGTAAAACAATATTGGGACAAAGGGAATATTATTCTTAATGGTCCTAGTGGCTGGATGGCAAAAAATCTTGAAGTTGGAAAGGATGCAGTCTATAATGATAGAAAAACAGGCAGATCTAATAAGGTTAAGCTTGATTCACCTGAAAGAGGTGGTAAGAAAAAGTTTATAGTTTATCGAAATAGTGATAAAACTGATAAAGAAGGTAATATCGTTGCAAAGAAAATAGAATGGGGTGATCCTAACCTAACAGTTAAGAATGATGATCCAAAAAGATCTGCTAGTTTTTGGGCCAGACAAGGTTGTGATAAGGTAGAAAAAATGGATCCAAATAAACCTGGGTTCTGGGCATGTTATGGTCCAAGTCTCTTTGGTAAGCAATTAGGATTAAGTTCTACTAACCCTTGGTAAATAATAAAAGCTTAAACCGATAAATATAAAAAAATTATTAAAAATGAAACACATCAAAGAATACGAAGAATTTAAAATGCTAAATGAAGCTTTTTCAAGTTCTATGGATTCTGTTCAAACTGAATCTAAATTAAATCAAGCTGCTGATATTATCACAGGTTTCTTAAACAAAAAGACAGGAAAGGATTTTAAGAAATTCCCATTTATAGTTTATTCTAATGGTGTACCAGGAATTATGCTCTATAGTGGTAAAGACAACTCTGCTGTTAGAATTGGTGGTGGTGGTGGAACCTTTCCTGGTGTAATTGCTCAATTGGATTATTTTTCTGATGGTGCATCACATACCGCAGACTTTTCAATAAGCAGTCAAAACTTCCCAATTATTGCATTGGTAAATGAATTTACTAAATTAATAAATGAACCTTCTTATACTAAAGAAGTTGAAACTTTAACTGAATCTCTTGTTAATGAAGGTAGTAGGTCATTCACACCAGCTGAACAAAGGGGTATTCTAACTAGGCTTAATAAAGGCGAAAGTGGTGCTGCTATTGCAAGAGAACTAAGTGTATCGTATGGTATGATTTTACAACTTAAGAGAAATGTAAATGTACCCGAGGACGTTAATCCAGCAGTTAAACAAAATGATATTACACTTGCCGATAAAGTTAAACTATTAGATGAAACACTAGATGACTTATATCAAATCACCCGAAGAGTTGCTGCAGGTGCGTTTAATTCACTAATGGTTTCAGGTAGGGCAGGTACTGGTAAAACTTTTTCTATTACTAGAGCACTAAAGGATGAAGGACTTGTTGAAGATGATGACTTTATCGTTGTATCTGGGGCAGTTTCAGTTATTATGATGTATAAAAAATTATTCCAATACAGAACCAAGACATTAGTATTTGATGATTGTGATGCTGTATTTAGAGATGAGACCGGTCGTAATATCTTAAAGGCTGCACTTGACACCAAAAAGGTTAGAAGAATTAGTTATCTTAAAAAGACAGGATTAGTATTTGATCCTAAAGATTTTGAAAATAATCCAGAAGGTGAATTTCTTGCTATTGAAAATGGATTAATTCCTGGATATTTTGATTTTGCAGGTCGTGTAATCTTTATTTCAAATTTAGCAAAAGATAAAGCAGATCCAGATGGGGCAATTCGTTCAAGATCAATTTTAATTGATGTTAACCCAGATGATATGACTCTAATGGAAAGAATTAAACTTCTTCTTCCTGATCTTGAACCGCGCGATATGCCACTTAAAGATAAAGAAGAAATTTATGAATTTATGAAACGTGCAAAGGATGTTTCAATGAGAACTTTTGTTAAAGCAGCTGGTTTTAAACAGGCAGGTTTACCTAACTGGGAAAGAATGGCACAAAGATATTTATAATTAATGAAACACATAAAGACATATATTCAACTTAAGGAATCTCTAAATGAAGCATTAGATAATGGTAAAGTTAAAATAGTACTATTATCAAATACTAGTGAAGAGTCCAACACTGTACCTACCATTAAGGCTGAGTGTAAAAAACAAGGTGTACCTTTTACGGTTATTAGTATTGATAAAGCGACCCTTACTAAAAAACCAGATAGTGAATCATTTGTAATAACTGATGGTGATTCAACTGCAACAATAAGTTCAGATGATACTGCAATTTTAACAAGACGTGGTGTTGTTAAGAGTACCTATACCAGGAGCATTGTTCAACAACTTGAGGAAAGTGGTTTCTTTGTGGTAAATACATTAGAATCAATTTTAAGTTGTGAAAATAAATACACAACATCAAAAATTTTAATGGATGCTGGGATACCAATTCCAAGAATGGCTCTTATTGAGGATGACGATGGATTAGAAGATGCTGTCGAATCAATTGGCGGTCAATTTCCAGTAGTACTTAAGATGCTTTCGGGTTCTCATGGTATTGGTGTTTCTATTGTAGATTCAATAGCATCGTTAAAATCGGTAATTCAAACTATATGGAAAGCTAATAAGACGGTAGAATTGTTAATTCAAGAAAAGATAGATTCTGATTATGATTTAAGAATTCATGTTTTAACCAGAAGATTTAATTCGCCATCTCCAGCTGATACTGATTCTGTTCTTCTTGGTTATATGAGACGTAATCGCGTTAATGACGATTTTAGAACAAATTATCACTTAGGTGGTACTGTTGAAAAAACAAAAGTTACTCCTGAGCAAGAATCAATAGCAATTGAATCTGCTAAAGCCATAGGTTGCAATTGGTGTGGTGTTGATATTATAGTTGATAAAAAGAGTGGTAAGAATTATGTTCTTGAAGTTAATTCATCACCAGGTACTGAAGGCCTTAAAAAGGCAACAGGTGTTGATGTGGTGAAAGACGTAATAGAATTTGTAGTAGATAAACAAAATTGGATAAAAAATCAAACTACAATTGGGTTCCGTGAATCTGTGACAATACCAGGCATCGGTGATGTGATTGGCAAATTTGATACTGGTAATGGTACTCTTTCATGTTCATTGACTTATGATAAAAAGAAGTTATCAGAAGATGAAAAAACAGTAACATGGAAATTAGGTAATAAAGAATTTACGTCAAATGTTATCGGTTTCTCAAGTGCTGAAGTTGGTGAAACTAAACACAACAGACCTATTATTGAAATGGATGTTGTATTTGCAGGTAAGATATATAAAGATGTACATATATCATTAGTTGATAGAACTGAAAAATCTACAAAGTTTCTAGTAAATAGAAAATTTATGGAAAGAATAGGATGTTCAGTTAATCCTTACCAAACTTTTATAAAAACTTCGTTTAGTGGTGAATATTCACCAATTAGTGCTAAAGGTAATAATCATACTGGAATAAAATTTGAATAATTATGAAACATATTAAAAATTATACACAACTTAAAGAATCTCTTAATAAAGGCTTATCAATGGATGCTGTTTATATTCATCAAATAACTGGTTCAGGTCATAAAGCCGCGCAAAACTTTATTGACGATAATAATATAGATGGTAAGAAATTAGCCGACTACATAAAACAAAACCAGGATACTATAGAGAAATATAATGTTCGTGATATTATTGCTGGTACTGGTGTTGGTGCTAATAAATCTTATGTAAAAAGATTCATTAAGCAGTTTTTAAATGAAGCTAAAGAATTTAAAGTTAAAGACTTACAAGTTGGTGCAATCTTAAATTTTAAGGATGGTGAAACATGGAAAGTTACCAAAATAATTGGAAACTTAAATAATCCACGTGGTTATTTGGCTGCACCACACGGAGAAACTAAAAAAGACTATGTTTCATTAGCTATTGAATTTAAACTAGACCAATTGGAAGATGAACTTGTTTCTATTGATGAAGCTACTACATCATGGTCAAGAATGATGAAAGATGTTAAGACTGGTTCATCTGGTCCCTGGTCTATTGTTGCTCATGATAATAAAAGAGTAGTTGCACAAGAAATTGATATTAGAGATAAAAATCTTTTACCAGCAAAATATGAAGGGCTAGCGAGAGAATATCCTAAAGCAAAATTTCATATTGAAGATTCGACTGGGCATGTTGTTTGGTCTGAAAATAATCCAAAACAAAGAAAATGAAAAAAATAAAATTATTTGAAGAATTTGCAAATGAATCTTTAATGTCTGGGCCAAATGATGCAAATACATACCCTATAAAAAAGAATGATGACCCTGAAGATTTGTTATCTGGAAGATCTAGAGGATCTTGGGTTTCAAATAGTACGGTTTATGATTTACTGGATGTTTTTGGTAATGAAATGTCTATTTATAAAGGAGATCAAATAACTGAATACTTACAAGTGAATAGTAAGGATTCTAGTGCTTACGTATATAAAATAGTAAGAAGAGATCTAAGAGGAAGTAGAACTGCTGGTTATATTCCTTCTCATTACCAAAAAATTGATCAATCTGAAGAAATTCAGGGAACAGATGGATAAAAACATAAAACACAACTAAAATATAATGAAAAGGTTCTTAATAATTATTGTCTTACTTATATCTACGTTGTCATACGCACAATTAGATACTATTAGACTTAATCATCAAACATATTCAACGGTTTTTAGTAAATCTCTCAAATACCCAGTGTTGGTTGAATGGTGGGTAACTAAAGAAAAGGTAACATGTGCAAACCCAATACCTAGACAAGATAAATTTAAACCTGATCCGCTTTTACCTGAATATACAGATTTAGCAAAGGATTATGTTAAAAGTGGTACTGATAGAGGTCACATGGCACCTGCTGCTGATAACCAGTGTTCTGGTCAGCAAGCTATGGAAGAATCTTTTTACTTTTCAAATATGTCTCCACAATACGGTGCATTAAATCGTGGTGATTGGAAAACGCTTGAAATGACAACAAAGAAGCTTGCAATTGAAATGGATTCAATTCATATTTGGACTGGTAATGTAGGTGTTGTTAAAAGAATTGGTAGAGTTGCGGTTCCTACTCATTGTTGGAAAGTTATCTATATTAAACGTACAAATATTTGGAAGGCTTATATTTTTATTAACAACACATCAAAACCTGACGGTATAGAAAATAATGAAGTAACTTTATTAGCAGTTGAAGAATTGACAGGATTAAAATTTAAAAAATAAAATATGAAAACACCATACGTTAATAATATCAAGAAACTAACTTTACAAAATACGGATTATCGTCGTGAGGTTTTTACTGCTGCTCATTTACAATTAGTCTTAATGAGTTTAGAACCTGGTCAAGAAATAGGTAGTGAAATACATGCTGAAATTGATCAATTTTTTGAAATATTAACTGGTACTGGTGTATCGATTATTGATGAAGTTGAATATCAAGTTGAAAATGACATTGCTTTAGTAATACCTGCAGGTGCATCTCATAATATTATTAACACAGGTAGCGAAGTGCTAAAGCTATATAGTATATACGCTCCACCTGAACACCCAAAAGGTACGGTTGAACCGGTTAAAGAACAGCATAAGATTTTTACGTTTTCTCAATTTGTTAATGAAGGTAAAAAACCAGCAGGTGCACCAGATTTTCATCAATCTGATGCCCCTTCTGCAGAAGGTCGTTTTAGGGATCTTAATCCAAAAGATCTTGCTGCTTGGTTAATTAAGACAAGAAAAAAAGATGTAAAAAAAATCAGCGGATCTCTTACGCAACAGGTTGTTTTTAATCGTAAAGAAGATCCTGCTTATGCTGATAAGATGGAAAAAACCAGAATAGAAGTTTACAAGCAATTAGGTAGAAATGATCTACTTGAAAGAATTGATTCTGAAGGTAATATTACATGTGACAGTTGTAATTGGTCTTGGACTTTGGCTAATGGTGGAGATGATCCATTTCTTTGTCACAACTGTGGTAATGTTAATATTATTTAATCAAATTACAATATAATGTTTAAACATTTAAATGAAATAAAAATGAGTTACTGGAAACACTGGTTAGATGCTATGAAAATGTCTATTGCCCTTTTCATTCATGCTTGGTTTCCACACTTATTTACCACTTACGTATTAGACAAACTTAAATCTAAAAATAATGGACTGTAAATGCAAAACTTGTAAGTGTGGTAAGTCTATTACCGATGAAATTATTCAACAAATGGATGATCAACAAAAACCTTACACAGAAGACATTATTAGTGATACCGAAAAAATAAGACACTTTGATCCACTTGCCGAACCTCATCTTTTTAAATGGCATTGGGATGAAGAAGACCGTTGGGTAGAATCTATAACCAAAAATGATTGGTCTTTTCAGTTTGATAATGAATTACCACAATCAGTGGAACCTGGAAAAATCATTTTTATTCCTAAGGGATTAATTCATAGAATTATTAAAGGCACTTCCCCTATATCTTTTCGTATTAAATCTTAAACTTTTTAAGTTTTTTAGGTATAATTATTATACACTTATACACTTAATAATATGGGAGAAATTTATCCAGAAGAAGAATCACCACAATTTAACAAAAACAGTAATAAAGGTCCTAAGAAACCTTCATCAGTTGTATTAGACACTTACGGTACAAACCTTAGTAAACTTGCAGCTGAAGGCAAGCTTGATCCTGTTGTAGGGAGAGAAGATGAAATTCTTAGAGTTGTTCAAATCTTAGGACGTAGAAAAAAGAATAACCCAGTTTTAGTTGGAGAACCTGGTGTTGGGAAAACTGCTATTATCGAAGGATTAGCATTAAGAATGCTTGAGGGCAATGTACCTTCGTCTCTACAAGGAAAAACAATTTATACTCTTGAACTTAGCACAATCGTAGCAGGCACAAAATATAGAGGTCAGTTTGAGGAGCGTATGAAAGCAATAGTCGAAGAACTTATTGCTAATCCACATATAATTATTTTTATTGATGAAATACATACACTAGTTGGGGCTGGTGGAAGTTCAGGATCGCTTGATGCATCTAATATTATTAAACCTGCATTAGCAAGAGGTGATATTCGTTGTATTGGTGCAACTACATTTGATGAGTTTAGGGAAAACATTGAAGATGATGGTGCATTAGATCGCCGTTTTCAAAAGGTCATAGTTGAACCACCATCATTAGAAGAAACTGAAACTATTTTATTAAACATACGTCATAAATATGAATCATACCATAGTGTTTCTTATTCTGATAGTATTATTTCTTTAATTGTAAAACTAGCTGACAATTATATCATAGACCGCTATTTTCCAGATAAGGCAGTTGATATTTTAGATGAAGTTGGATCATATAAGCATCTTATTGATATGAAAGTTCCTAATAAGATTAAATCATTAGAAGAAAAATTAACAAAGATAGAAAAATCAAAAAAGGCATCTGTATTAAAACAGGATTATGAATTAGCTGCTAGGGAACGTGACATATGTACTTTGATTAAAACTAAAATTGAAACAGAATATGCAGCATGGAAACAGTCTATAGCTGAACATAAAATGGAAGTTACTGAAGATGATGTACTTAAGGTTGTTTCTAAGTCAACTGGTATTCCTATTGAAAGAATAACTGATAAGGAAAACAAAAATTTATTAGGGATTAATGAACACTTATCATCTTGTGTAATTGGACAAAAAGAAGCTATTGATAAAGTATCAGTTACAATTCAGAGAAATAGAATAGGTATCAGAAAGCGTGATCGCACTGCTGGTAACTTTATTTTCTTAGGTCCTACTGGAACTGGTAAGACATTCCTAGCTAAAAGTATAGCAGAATATATGTTTAACTCTAGTGATAATCTTATTAGGGTTGATATGTCTGAGTATATGGAACCTCATTCTATTTCTAAATTAATTGGATCTCCTCCTGGTTATATTGGTCATGAATCTGGTGGGTTTCTAACAGAGCAGGTTAAGAGAAAACCACATTCTGTGGTATTATTTGATGAAGTAGAAAAAGCTCATCCAGACATCTTTAATGTATTACTTCAAATGTTAGACGACGGGTATCTTACCGATTCATTAGGAAGAACTATTGATTTTAGAAATTGTTTAGTTATCCTAACATCAAACACAGGCGCAAGACAAGTTAATGATTTTGGTACGGGCGTTGGATTTAAAACAGACGATACTTTAGCAAGAAGAGAAGATGCTGAAAAAGAAATTTTAATGAAAGCACTTAATCGTAAATTTTCACCAGAGTTTTTAAATAGAATAGATGAAATTATTGTCTTTAATAAATTAAATAAAGATGATATTATGAAAATCTTAGATAATGAATGTGATGATCTTGCTGATAATCTTTTTGAAGTAAATGAATATGGATTTAAGATTGCAAAATCAGCAAAGGATTTAATTATTGAACAAGGGTATGACTCTAAGTTTGGGGCAAGACCTTTAAGAAGAGCACTGGAGAGATTGGTTGAAAATCCAATTGCTGAAATGATTCTTAAAGGTAAAATTTTACAAGGTAACATGATTAAGGTATCTGCTACTAAGGGTTTGATTAAAATAGATGTACAATAAACTTTTATAACTTTTTACATATAAAAATAAAAATGAATAAGACTGCATTAACATATGATGACATTCAATTAGTTCCTAAATTTTCTTCTATTAAATCTCGTACTACTATTTCATTAAGAACAAAGCTTAGTCAAAATTATAACTTACTTATTCCTATAGTAGGATCTCCTATGGATACTGTTTGTGAAACTGATATGGCTCTTAGATTATTCCAAATTGGTGGTGTTGGATGTATTCATAGATTTAATACCCCAGAAGAACAGGCAAACATTGTTAAAGATTTACGATATAGAATATATGGAGAAAACGGTGAAGGTCATCTTTGGTACGACTGGGAAATAGAAGATAATATTCCTATCATGGCTGCAATTGGTGTTAATGAATCTGACCAAGAACGCGCAAAGCTTTTAGTTAAAGCAGGAGCAAATGTACTTCTTATTGATGTAGCTCATGGTGATCATCAAAATGTAATTGATATGATCGTTTGGTGTAAAGAAAATTTACCATCTCATGTAGATATCATTGCTGGAAATATTGCTACAGCGGAAGCAGCTGAAAGACTTCAAGCTGCGGGTGCAGATGGTTTACGTGTTGGTGTTGGCGGAGGTTCACTTTGTACCACCCGGATTAAAACTGGATTTGGTGTTCCTAATATAACATGCATTGAAGATATTATGAAAGTTGCTGAAGTACCTGTTATGGCAGATGGTGGAATCCGTAGTAGTGGAGATATTGCAAAAGCATTAGCGGTTGGTGCATCTAACATTATGATAGGATCTCTTATTGCTGGAACTGATGAATCACCAGGCGATATCATTGATACTAGGAAAGGGCTATATAAAAAATATAGAGGATCTGCTTCTCTTGAAACTAAAACAGCACATGGCCAAGAAGGAATAAATATTGAAGGTGAATCTATGATGATTTTATACAAAGGTAGTGTAAAAAATATATTAAGCGGTTTAATTGATGGAGTAAAATCTGCACTATCATATGCTGGTGCTGATTCATTAGATCATTATCATCCTAATTATATTATTGTTACCACATCTGGTATTAATGAAGCTAAACCACACTTATTATACATGTAATATATGAGTGAAGATTTAAGTAAATTACTAGATGACCACGATTACCATGAAGCGATGGATCGTACTTATATGATTATTGATATTATAGATAAACATTTAATCCAACATCCTGTATTTAAACTGGAGAAAGAATTTGCAACAAAGATTGAGTCTGCTAGCATGATTTTAGCAGAAGCATACCAATAATAGGAGAAATTAAATTTAGAAAATTTTAAAAAATGGAAGAAAAGAAAGGCAATAATACTGCATTTTGGAATATGGACACCGGTGTAGCATATGTTACTAGCAATAAGAAAGTAACATTAGGTTTTTCAGTAGGTCATGATAAAGGAGCTGTTCTTATTATCAATGGTAAAGTTATTGTTGGTATTAGTGAAGAAAGATTATCTAGGTTAAAGCATGATAAAGTGTTTGACAGTAACATACCATTAGATTCAATAAATTACTGTTTAGATTATGCAAACTTAACATATGATGATGTAGAGCTTTACGGCTGGAATACAGCTGAAAATGGAGAAGGTGTTGAAGACACTATAAAATTTGATTTTCAATTTTATTTAAACCAACCTTTAGAAAAACTTGTTTTTGTTAATCATCATTTAGCACATGCATATTCAACTTTTTTTAGTTCTGGTTTAACTGAAGCTGCTGTTGTTGTTGGTGATGCAAATGGGAATATTATAAGTCCAACAAATTCTGCATATGAAGGTTTTGTTAAAAACAACCCATCTATGACTAATCAAAGACCTGATAAAACTTCATGCTGGGCAGAGGGTACGAGTATTTATCATTTTACACTTAAAGATTATAAAGAATATGAAAAACATTTTATAGTAGATCCACCACCGGTCTATGAATGGACAGGCGCGCCTTATTCGTTTAATATGGGTCATATGTATGCTTTTGCTACTATGCGTCTTATTTATAAGTATAATGAAAAAGATCCTAATAATAATTGGCCAGCTGCAGGTGCAGGTAAGCTGATGGGATTAGCTTCATTTGGTAATAAACAATGGGTTGAAACACAGCCACACTTATGTAAATATGATGATACTGAACATACATTTACAAACAATCCAACTGAAATTTATGATGCGTATTCTCATATCAATGTAGATTCTTCTTTTATGGATAAAGCTAATATTGCTGCAATATTTCAACGTGAGCAGGAGAGAATGGCACTAACTGTTGCCAAGAGAGCAAAGAAGTTAACAAAATCTAAAAATATATGTTTGGCCGGTGGATCATTTCTAAACTGTAATTCAAATGAGATCATTATTAATAGCGGTGAATTTGATAATTGTTATTTTATTCCTGCTGCCGATGATAGTGGAATACCATTAGGTTGTGCATGGTTTGCATATCAGCAAATTGAAGAAATCAAAGAAAATTATACATTATCTCCGTATGTAGGTAAAAACTACACTAAGAATGAAATAAAGAAGGCATTACAAACAGCACAAAAAACAATACCAGGTATTAAAGAAAGCACTACTTGGTTTGATTATTCAAATAATGAGGACGGTTTAATAAATCATTTGGTATATTTACTTAACGGTAATAAAGTAATTGGTATGCACAGAGATGGATCTGAAATTGGTCCTCGTGCATTAGGTAACCGTTCCATTCTTGCTTCTCCAATTTACCCGTGGATGCAAAATTATATTAATCATCATATAAAGAACAGGGAGTGGTACAGACCGTTTGCACCTTCTGTGTTAGATGAAAGAGCAAATGAAATATTTGATATAGATGTATTTTCACCTTATATGTTGGTCACTTGTAATGTTAAAGAAGAGTGGAGAAAAAAAATACCAGCAGTTGTACATGTTGATAATACAGCAAGAATACAAAGCGTTAACCTAGAAAATAATCCATTTTATCATAAGCTTATATCTGAGTTTGATAAATGGACTGGTGTACCTGTAATACTTAACACTTCATTTAATGGTTCACATGAACCTGTCGTAGAAACACCATTGGATGCAATTACTACATTTTGGAAATGTAATCTTGATGTGGTGTGTATTGGGCATATCTTAATTGTTAGAAATGGCCAACTATAATATTTCAGTTTAGAGTATAACATGTTATCTATGATAAATTTAGAACATCGGTTGCTAAATTGGTAAACGAAAGAATGGTAGAAGATGAGATTAAAGCAATGTATACTGAGAATAGAAAGGTTTTCTCTGATAGTTTAAAAGCATTTGCTCCTGTTATTAAAAAAGAAAGATGATAAGCAAAATTGATTTGGTAGACAAATACCTTTGTGAAAAATAACATATAAAAATAAAAAGCATGCATACGTCTGTTATCCCGTCAGTAAAATTTTATCTAGATGAAAATGAATATCATTCATCCGAATCTTATTTGCTTAAAGGCTGGGTTTTTGATAAAGTATCAAAGATAGATGATATTAGAATATCTGTTGGTAATAAAGAGATTAAGAGTAAAATTAATTTTCCTATTTTACGTAATGATGTTGCTAATGTGTATACTGAATTTAAACCTCTATCTGGATATTCTGGTTTTGAACTTTATTTTAAACCTGATATGCCTAATGATAATATTCAATTTGAAATTAAGATGGGTAATGAATGGTCTCTATGTGAGACTATAACTATTATGAAAAATCGTTTAGTGGTTGATCAACCAGTATCTGAGGTAAATATGAGTGCAACACCTGCTGTTTTAGCAATTGATGATTTTTACACAGATCCTATGGCTGTTCGAGAACTAGCACTAACTCTTGGGTTTAATAATAGCCAATATCATAAAGGTAAAAGAACTGAGTTTAAACACATTATTGATGGAACTCGTGAAAAGATTGAACAGCTTTTAGGAAAGAAGATTCGCGATTGGAGTTCTCAACCACATAATGGTGTTTTTCAATACTGTACATCAGCAGATCCTATTGTATATCATTATGACTCTCAAAAATACGCAGCTGTTGTTTTCTTAACCCCGAATCCACCACCAGAATCAGGTACATCTTTTTATAGACATAAAAAAGAAACTTGGTTAATGAAAGACCCAGTTGAATATGCAGGCTGGGATAGTGCTATTCAGATGCAAGAATTTAATGATAGGGTTATTGGTTCTGAACATGATGATTTTCTTGATGGTACAAAATGGGAAGAGATAGATAGAATAGGTAATAAATTTAATCGTTTTGCAATGTGGGATGCAAAATTAATACATTCAGCAACAACATACTTCGGTAAATCAAAGGATAATGGTAGATTATTCCACATGTTCTTTTTTGACGCATACTAATAAAATAAAAATATGAAATTTAGTTTAATTACACCAACCCACAAACCAACTTATATCCTAGAACTTTATGAATCCATAAAGGCACAAACTTATTCTAACTGGGAATGGATTTTATATCTTAACGGTAAAATTACCCTTGACGATATTCCATTAGAAATTAAGTCTGATATTAAAGTTAAAATTTATAAAGATGAACAGTGTGAATTGAGTCCAAATGTAGGATATCAAAAAAATAAAGCATTCCATTTAGGGTCTGGGGATATTTTAGTTGAAGTAGATCATGATGATATTTTAATTGAAACTTGTTTAGATGAATTAGTAAAAGGGTATGAAGATACAGAGATAGGATTTGTATATAGTGATGACGCTATATTAGGTGATAACCCCCAACCTTTCAACGCCAGTGGCGGGTGGACCTGGGAGTGGATTGAATGGCAAGGTAAAAAACTATTGGCGCATCATTCATTTCCACCAAGTGCAGCAGCAATAGGTATGATTTACTATGCACCTGATCATGTTAGAAGTTGGAGATCCACCGTATATCATCAAGTAGGTGGTCATGATGTTAATCTTTCTGTTTTGGATGACCAGGATTTAATGATAAGAACTTACTTAGTTACTAAGTTTAAACATATACCAAAGGTTCTTTACATATATAGAGTTCATGGCGATAATACTTGGATTGAAAGAAATGATGCAATTCAAAAAGGAACATGGGAAATGTTTAATGTATGGCAACAGGCTTTAGCTGAGCGTGATGCAGATCTTAAAGGGTTAAGAAAACTTGATATCGGTGGAGGTTTATTTCCAAAGGCAGGATACGAATCGGTTGATATTACCAATGGTGACATCACAGCAGATCTTAACAAAAAATGGCCATTCAAAGATGGTGAGGTTGGTGTTATTCATGCATCTCATGTTATTGAACACCTAACCGATAAACATCATACTATGTCTGAACTTCATAGAGTTCTTGCTGATGGTGGGTGGGCATTTATCGAAGTTCCATCAACTGATGGCCGAGGTGCTTGGCAAGACCCAACACATGTAAGTTTCTGGAATCAAAATAATTTTTGGTACTATACGAGACAACAACAAATGGATTATATTTACAATACTGATATTAAATTCCAAGCAAGAGATCTTCAAACTGCATATCCTAATCAGTTCTTTGCAGATAATGATATTTATGTTACTCGTGCTTGGTTAAGAGCAATTAAGGGCAATGATAGAAAACAATATCCTGGTGAAATATTACTTAATTTATAATTATGAAAAGAAATGGTTTTTTAGGAATTTCATTAAAAGGCTGGGTTTGGCTTGGTCTCTTTGTTACTTCAATATTAATTTGGAGTTTTATTTTTAAACTTATTTTTTAAAGTCTTTCAGAAATGTCTATTATAGTTTATATTTTATTAAAATAAATTTTATATGGACACAAATCTAGGGTACTGCTGTATTAATATGAGTTTGCGACCGAAAAAAATATCGGTTAACAACAGTTGCATACGCAGAACATTCGATGAGCGCGGTTTGGCTTATGTAAGTCAGCTTACACTCATCAATGCACGTAATCTTATTGAGATTATTAAATGGAATGAACAGAACGGTTTTAAGGTATACCGCATGTCATCTGATATGATACCTTGGATGAGCGAATATGAATTCAAAGATTTACCAGACTACCACAAAATACGTACACTACTATTAGGCGCTGGTAATCTTGCACTAAAATATGGACAACGCATATCATTTCACCCAGGACCGTTTAATGTATTAGGTTCACCAAACGAAATCCTAGTACAGAAAACAATTAAAGAACTTAATCAACATGCTGAGATAATGGACCTTATGGGTTTACCTAAATCTCGCTTTTATCCTATCAATATACATTGTAATGGTGTATACGGTGACAAGAATGCTACTCTATCCAGATGGGCGAGTAACTATCTAAATTTATCAGAATCGGCACAATCTAGATTGGTTGTTGAAAATGATGATAAGACAGGTATGTATTCTGTCAAAGATCTTTATAATGGTATTTTTACAAAAGTACATGTACCAATTACATTTGATTATCACCACCACAGATTTAATACTAGTGATCTAACCGAACAGGAGGCATTTGAATTGGCTGCTACTACATGGAGACATCATAATATAAAACCACTGTTTCATTACTCTTCTTGTCGTAAAACTTTTGAAAACTTTGAGGCAAAGGCTGTCGCTCACGCTGATTATATTTATGAAAAAATTAATGATTATGGTCAATCTGTGGATATTGAAGTGGAGGCAAAAGCAAAAGAATTGGCTGTCATTAAATATAAAGAAAAACACTTATCATTATTAACTGAATATGTACCTTTAACCGAATCCTATGAAAACGCTATTTAGTAAAAGAATCTTAACTAAAATTTCTATTTGGTTTAAAAGAAAATTTAATCATATTGAACAACTATCAAACACCGAGCGTGCTGCAGTTTACATATTTACTACTTTAAGTAAAGATCATAATAGTGAATTATACGCCAACCCATATAATGAAAAGTACTATATTAAGTCACTTACGACTGGTATATTTGTTACTATTACTAAGCACCATCCTGAGATATCAATAATTAATCATGTATATGGGTATACTATCAAATTAAGTAATCGTACAATAGATTCTATGGTTAAAACTTTTTTAATAGAAGTTGACAAACGCAGACTTCAAATGGAGAATGAGTATAAAAGTAACATTGAGCATTCAATAAGTAACATCGCAAAAACAATTAAAGAAAAATTATGATACAAGTAGTAAAAACAAAAGAATTAAAAAGTACAACAAAAGTAGAAGGCGTTTTAGTACTTATGTCTAATGGTGAATGGTACGGCGTTACTCGTGTACTTCCACCACGGTCATCTTGGGTAATTCGTGGATCAAATGCAAGCAGAACAGGTCGTCTTTTAATGAAAGATATTTTTCTTAAAAGATGTGTTGGTAAACCTGATCTCCAGGAAGGTATTGTTATGTTAACTGGTGTATTAAACGGTGATGATCCTATCAAGGATAGGATAGCGTTTTAATTGAACAAAGTTAAACTTTTTTAAAATTTAATGTATAATTAAAAACATTTATTATGAAGTATATTTCAATCGATATCGAAACTACAGGGTTAGATCCACAAACTTGTCAAATTTTAAGTATTGGCGCAGTTATTGAAGACACTAATAACAAATTACCAGTAAAAGAGCTTCCAAGATTTCATGGAGTCATTAAGAGAGAAAATATTAATGGAAGTATATTTGCTATTAACTTAAATAAGGACTTAATAGAGGCAATCAAGGATTATTCTGAAGCACGCACTCCTGAATTAAAAGAAGATGTAGAATTGAGATTTGGTGCTAAGTTTTATCATGAAGATGAAATTGTTGAAGCACTTTATCAATTTTGCTATAGGAACGGTTTGGTTCCACCTGACCCTTATTTTTTAGATAAGACGATTAAAGTAGTTGATGATATACCATATTTCACATTGTCTTCAAATATGCCAAAGGTTTACCTAAATTGTGCAGGTAAAAACTTTGCAGGATTTGACAAAAAATTCTTAGAGTTATTACCAAGATGGAAACAAGTCTTTTCAATTCGTAGCAGAGTCCTTGATCCAGGAATTCTTTTTGTTGATTGGAAAAATGATGAATCAGTGCCAAGTTTGCTTGAATGTAAGCAACGCGCAGGAATTGACGGTATCGTAACTCACAATGCAGTTGAAGATGCAATGGATGTAGTATTATTACTTAGAAAATTTTATTAATTATGGAAGCTAAAAAACGATTAACTAGAGAGCAAAAAAAGCAAGGCAATAACTGATTTAATAAATCAAATGTTTATAATTGCTGGACACAGTGTTACCTATGATGATATTTTAGGTGTAGAGGATTGGTTTAAAAAATATACAATGAATGTTGAACAAAGTGAGGTATTTAAAGCATGGGGCAAAATGTATTTGATGAAAGAGCTTCGTGAAACTGCTAAGTCGGCTGAAAGAAAAATGATGTGGTTTAACTTACAATATGGATTGACTTATTCCGATTTTGAAGATTGTAATAAAATAAACGAAAAATGAAAATGGAATTAGTTGCTAAAAGTATTGAGGTTGGATTTATTTCTAGGAATAAATTAATAATTCCTAATGAGTCATATTATGAATTATGGATGACCGAGTTACAGAAATGGCTAAGAGAAACCTATTGTATATATGTTGATAGAACAACATATCCTAAATTTTGTTACGATATTTCAAGATTTACTGGAAATCCTAAAAACCTTGCAGAAAGGGAATGGTCTTGGGTATCAATTCCTAGCGGTGAAAATTGGAGTCTTCATAGACAATGGGAGTGTGCGCTGGAAGAAGGCTTATTAGAGGCAATCAAATTAATATAAAGATATGGAACCAGAAAAAGACATATTTGACCAATGGTCAGATGAAAGAGAACAAAGAAATTGGGTTATAAGAAAATTAGAATGGATTCCATTATGGTGGAATCATGATGGAAGATTCATAGGTAGATGGTTCATTAGAGGCGTTAAAAAACTTATCTACTGGTTCCCTATCATATGGAAAGATAGAGATTGTGACAGCTATTATATTTTTGAAATCATGATGCACAAAATCAAAGCACAATCTAAATACATCGGTGATAGAGATATTCATAGAGGAGCCAAAAGAGATGCTGAGATTATGATGACTTGCGTCAGATTAATGAAACTAGTACAGGACGAACACTACTCGGGAGAATATTCAGATTATCACAAAACAAAACATTGGTTTGAACCTATCAATGATGGCCGTGGTTGTTCAACATGGGAATCTAGATTACTTGAAGAGAATTTTGATGATTACTTTAAAAAACATCCACTAATTTACAAAAGAGTATTACTTGGTGAGGGAGTTTTTTCATTAGGTAAACATGATAGTGTTGGTACTGAGATAAAACAGAGAATAGCAATGAATATTGGTCATATTAACGAACAACGTGCCCATAAATTACTATTTAAAATTATAGAAGAGAACATAAAAAAATGGTGGGACTAGCTAAAACATATGTAATTGGAGATCTTCATGGTGGTTACCGAGGATTAATGGAATGTCTTAATAAGGTTAATTTTGACTATGAAAATGATAAACTTATTTCAGTAGGTGATCTTTGTGATGGTTGGTCAGAAACGCATCTTATTTTTGATGAGGTTCGTAAAATGAAGAACTTTTTTCATGTAATGGGTAACCATGATGAATGGTCATTAGATGGATTAAAGAACGTAAATAGGATGGGTGCTGCTGTATTTAGTCATGCATGGTTATCCCATGGTGGGCAAGCAACTAAAAATTCATATCTTAGTTTAGATGATGAAGATAGAGAAGCCTTTATCCAATTACTTAAGAATGCATTACCATATTATATAGACGAAAAGAATCGCCTTTTTGTTCATGCTGGGTATGACCGTGGGTTATCAATACAGGATTCTGAATATACACCAGATTGGGAAGTGAGTAGTGGTAATCTATGGTGGGACCGTGAAATGTGGGATAGTCTTAATAAAGGATTCGATGTAGAAGATCCACGTTATGATAAAGTTTTTATTGGTCATACTCCTACATTATCAAAGGGTACTTCTAAACCTATAAATATTGGAAATGTTTGGAATGTTGATACAGGAGCTGCATTCTTTGGACCTGCAACAATTATGAATGTTGATACAAATGAGTATTGGCAATCTGATTATGTATTTCGTTTATACCCACAAGAAAGAGGTAGGAACAGTGCTGCTTTTAATAATATGATAATTAGTAAATGGAGAGATACTTTTACTAGTTATGATATTCATATCTAATTGTTAATAACTTTTTCACTATTTAGAGAAAAAAGTTCACTAAATATTTTTTTATCCCAATTAAATTGATTATATTTATATTATAATTAAAACAAAGGAAAATGAATATCCATAAAAATACTGCATTGATTACCGGCTACAAGCTTCGGTCTTTAACGTAATAATCGGTTACGATCATGTAGACAAACCGGACAAAGGTTTTAGGTGGTGCTAAGACAAAAACAATTCGTATACGTATCCATAAGGGCAGTAGGGGATAACGAATTAAAATAAATTGTATAATAAGCAAGAAATAGTCAACTTAAGATAAGGCTAGAGTAATGTATGAAAGAATATCCGAAAGGAGAATAACGAAGCTCATGGTATCAATCAAACGCCTCCACGTGGCGATACTGGAAATTAGTTATTTCTGAGCGCAAGGAAAGCAACTAAAACCAAGTTTGAAAAGCATAGGTAAATGTAGAATAAGGGTTCGAATCCCTTTTGACTCCACCATAGGTCAAAGCTTTTATCAGGATTGAAGCAACATTTATAACGGATCTGCAGGTCCAGGGTAGGTTTGGTTAAAGCCGTACAAGTACAGGCACAAGGTTCGAATCCTTGCTATCCACAAAAATACAATGTTGGGCTCCCTAGTAGTAACGGATTGAACCGCGGTAAGTAAGCTACAAGAATCTAGTAAGAAGTGAGAGCTGGGTTCCTCACGACTAAAGTATTTTTAATTTAGTAGCGAAATGGTAAACACAATTAGTAAGTATAATAAGTATCTTTTCGATAAGATTATCCAGATAGAACAGCTATCATACAGGTTCGAGTCTTGTCTACAGCTTGTTAATAACTTTTAGAAAAAAGTTCACAAAATGGTTTCAAATCCTAAAAAAATGTTTTATATTTATATTATAATTAAAACAATGGAAATATGGAAATTAAATTCAAACTAAACATTAAGTATCTTTTACTTTCAATTGTTACACTAACAATCGCAATGTTAACTGTAAAAGGTACCTTACAAGAATTATTTTACTTCGAAGATGCATTAAATGAAATGGTATTTTTTGCACTATGTTTAACTATGTGTTTTTTATCATTCATATTTTCATTCCAAAAATCTAAATAATATGGAACTCAAATACATTACAAAAAGTGCATTAAATCAGTTTATAATTACTATGGATGAGATCCAAACTGACCAAATGGTTAACGACCTCAACATCAGTGATCTTTTACATGGCAGCGAACCTAAAGATTTAAGCAAAGACATTAATATTTTTGAATTAGCAGAATCATTTCTTTACCTATTCCAAGAAAGAGAAGATTATGAATTATGTCAACTCTTGGTAAATAACTGGCCACAACTTAAAAATCAAAAATAATGAATCTTATACAATTACAACAATTTTGTAAACAAAAGATTAAGGAACACCCACAATTAGAAGGCGAGATTCGTGGTCTTTATGAATTGGCAGATACTGAAATTGAGGAGGGTGGATCTGAAATTCACGAATGTTCGCTAGCAGTCCAAGATATTGAAGAACTTTTAAAATAGAAAATATGAAACAAACAACACAAACATCAGAAGGAACATCTTTCCACAATGACACAATTAGAGTATCAGTCACCGACTTAAGACAGATTTTAGGAGAACCTCAATATGAACAAAATGATGGTTCAGATAAGGTTAATTTTGATTGGGTTATGGAAACTGAAGATGGTGAAGTCTTTACCATTTATGATTGGAAAGAGTATCGCCGATTAAGTGAAGATGAAATTATTGAATGGCATATAGGTGGTGCTTCAGGTCGAGTAACATCGGCTGCTGTAAATGAATTAAAGGGAGTATTCCAACTGCTAAAGTATACTCTGTAGTTACTCATGGTATTTTCAGCACAGGATTTAAAGAATTAAACCAATACTTAGAAGGAATATACACAACCAATTCATACACAGATGTTGCTGACGATGAATACAGTGTTATAACAAATGTAAAACAAATGAATGTATTTTAATATGAAACACACAGAAACAATAGTAGTAGAGCAATTAGTCCTAGTAGAAGATCCTATCTTAGGTTCTATTTATGAATTGCAATTAGTTGAAATGGAAGTTGAAATAGAGCAACTTAGAGATGAGTAACAGGTGATATAACAAAATATTATAAAGTATTTCAGAAAACTGATAATTGCTTTGGTGATTGTGAGGAAGAATATAGAAAGGGTAATTGTACTAATTCTGGTCACGGATGCGGTATTTGGAAAACACTATCGAAAGAGTGTGCCTTAATCTCTTTGGAAGAAATTAAAAGTACAACACTATCTTTAATGAAATATTTTAATGAAGATAGAAGCGAATTTGAAGCTATTGAATTAGATTATTTGCAAGAAGTTAAGAGTGAGATAATCTCTTATGAAAACGAAAAATAACAATGTTTGCTAACTACTAGATATACACAATTTTATGCGTTTTTAACAAATAAAAAAACAAATCTTATGAAAAACTTAACAGACGAAGAACTAGAAACATTACTAATAGATACAGATTCTTTTTATGATTGTCCAACAGATGAGGATAAGCAAAAGATGAGAAACACTTACAGAAAAGTAGAAGCAGAGACTAATAAACAAATCGAAGAAGCGGGAAGTATAGCAAATTGGTATGAAAGCGGAAGAGGTCGTGTTGTAAGCCTAGTTTAATATTAACGATAACGGATGGTGCTATGAGAAGTAGCGGATTAAATAACACAAAACTTAAAATTTATGACAGACTTAAATAATGCACCAAAACTTTTGGAAAGCACAGAACCCGCTATTGATTATAGCACGTGTTATAACTCGTTTTTTAAAAATATACGTAATTACTTTAAAAATAAAAAATTAGAGAATAAAAACGAAACAGAAGATTTAAGACATTCTTGGGTATATTTTTTAGATGGTGAATTTAAAAACCCTTTTTGGAATCAAAAATTAAAATAATAAATATGAATACAGTTTATTTTCAACCTAAAGGCATTAAGCCACAATATTGTGAAGTCGGAATGATTTTAGAAAGCGACCCCGAATATATTTCTTATTTAGATGAGCCTTGTAAAATATTAATTAGTGAAGTAAAAATTATATCTAAAGAAAATGTTGTTTTCGATAAAAAAAGTCGTCTTATTAGGGTTCTCCAAAATGAGTTATAACTACTAGATATACGCAAGTTTATGCGTTTTTAACAAATAAAAAATAATTATGAAACACAAAGTAATAACAACAGAACAAGGTAAAATTATAGTAGATGAAACCACTGAAATAAAACCGAATGACTACTATGTTGCTTGGGAAGATAATTATAAAATACCACAATGGATTATATATGTTTTAATAAGTGGTCTTAATGGTAAAACACCCTATAAAATAATAGGAACAATAAATCATTCTATCAATAAAAATATTGCAATGGTTATTGTTGAAGATGAAGTTAAGATTTTAGGTTACAAAGCATCACAACAGAAAGATGTTTATTCAGAAGAGGATTTAAGAAAAGTTGCACAAGGGGCTGAATTAACTTATGTAACAGATGAAGGTAAAGATATTTTAATAACTAAATTCATTGAATCTCTAAAACAAGAATACATTGAGTTGGAGATGGAAACCAGTTATTTAGATTGGAAAAAAGGTGATAAAGAAAAGTTATCTGATACTTTACAAATCAGAACAGCCAGAGTTGATGGACAATTAATGGCTTATATTAAACAATAAAAACTTTAATTATGACAAATAAATATTATAATAAATTAATAATGTTTCAGAAAAAATATCCTGAATTAACATTAAATAATAATGGTTATGAATATTTAAACAAAGAAATTCAAGAAAAATTCAAAAAACAAATAAAAGAAATATCTGACATATTAAAAATTGTTATTCCAGAATTTGTTAAATTTAATAATTTTAAACCAAGAAAAGATGGTAGTTTTTCAGTAAGATGTCAACAACATTATGACAAAACTTTTAAAGGAGTAGGATATTTTCATATTACTGATTTTAAAAAATTTAAAGAATATGACAAAAAAGAAATATACAATAGCGCACTTATTTAGACCAGGCTTTGCAACAATTAATGGCCAAAGATATCTAATGCCAGGATGGACACCAGTAGCAGATGATATTACATTCGATGATGTTGAACATATCAATCCTTGGAAAACTAAAATAGAAGAATTCAAGGTCAATGGTTCAAAAGGTAATACTTACACAATTACTAAAAGAGATAATACTTTAACGTGTGAATGTCCTGCTGGTAAATTCAGAGGTACATGTAAACATATTAATGAGATTAAAGCCCAATTGAATTTGTCATAATATATAAAATAAAAATTATGAAACATATACAGACATTTGAGTCTTTTAAAAAGATCTACGGTCAGAAAATAACAGCAAGCGACTTTAAAAAAATCCCAGTAGGTAAAACTATCCATTATATAGGAAGCCAATATGAAGTAACTGCAAACGATGGTTACATCTTAACACTTAAAGATGAAAAGGATAATACAGTAGAGGTTAATCTAGGCCAGTTTAATCACGGCGGACAGATTAATGAAACCAATGAATCTAAATTAGATGAAGCAGCGAGCGTACCTTCATCTATTTTAGAGTTTGCAAAAAGAAAAGGATCTTATGCAACTGCACTGGTTAAGAAGGCCGCAAGCTGGGCTGAAAAGACCGGTAAGTATATTAGTGGTGGTACTGCAATTGGAAAGAATTATGATACTATTATTCTTGATATGAAACATCAAGGATCTGAAATTTATATTGATCTTAATGATGAAACAATTAAATTACACGGAGAAGAGGTTAATTCACCACAGGACTTTCGGAGAGTTCTCTTAAAGTTCCACGGGGTGGAACTTTAGAACAAGGTGTAAAAGAAAAGTAGAGAAGATTACCAAGATATTATCGATAAACATGAAGGTAAAATATGGGAACTTGATAACACTATAATATCATCGCTTCCAAATAATGAAGCAAAAAAGAACAGAATTAGAAAAACATTTCAAAAGTATGTTGATGATGCACAGAAAGCAATAAATAAATTAGATTAATAAAAAACAAAAAAATATGAAAAACTTACCAACATTTAATAAATTTAACGAAAGCGATGAATCAGTAATTACTGACTTAACTGATGCATACCTTAACTACTTTAGATAGTTTCTATGACAGAAGGAGCAGCACCAAGTAATGCATGGTGAATAATGAAACACATAAAACTAAATAATAAAAGTCAAAAAGGAAATATCTCAATTTATAAAAAAATAAACTAAACATGAAACACATTAAACTTTACGAAGAGTTTATTAATGAATCTCGTTCAATTGAAAAAATTGAAAAAGATCGTACTCGAGTAATTAACAGTATGGCTGAAATGGTTACCAACTGGAAAGCTGCTAAAGCAAGTGGAGATAAAGAAGCCGAGACATCATTCTTACAAAGACTTAAGGATCTTACAGTAGAAAAGAATAAATTTGAACAAGAACTCAATACTGCAGTTGCAGGTAAAGATCGTTTTATTGAATTGGTAATATCTGAAAATAATACTATCTTTGAAGGTGCTATGTCAGAAATTGATCTATTAGCAAGAGAAGCAAAAAACTTTAAAGATTTTGTAAAAGAATTTAAAAAGGATAACGCTGACATTGCTAACACTGGTAGTATTAAAGAACTTTTGAAATGGTTAAAGAGTGTATATGATTCAGTAGTTTATGAAGAAGTCGTTAGCGAAAAGAAAGGCATGTATAAAATTACAAAAAATACCGAAGTTGAAGATTCTAAAATTGGAAATAAATTTTATAATGTTAAAAAAGGAGAAAAAGTAGAACTTATTGATGATGATGGTGATATAGCAACTGTTAAATTAAGATCAGGAGAAATCGTTAATATTGAATCTCAATTTGTTCATGAATCTGATGTTAATGAAGGTGAAGGTATTAGCAAATCTATTCATGATCATTGGTTTGACCTATATGGCGAAAAATTCATTAATGAATATCCTAAAGTTGCAAAAATTCTAAAGAATCGTCCTAATATAGATCGTCGTGAATTAGCTAGAATCTGGGATGAAGTATATGGAGAAGACTTCAAAAAAGAATATCCTGGAATGTGGGATAGGATGGATGAATACGAAGTTAGATAAAGAAATGCATTTCTTGGTGCACGTGCAACAGCAATCGAAGAAAACCTTAAAGAATTTGAATTCAACGGTAAAACATACCCAGTTCTAAACAATTCTAAGTAACTTAAACTTTTTACTGGTTTTTTATATAACAATAAAGGGATCTCTTTCAAAAAGCTGATCCCTTTGTTATTATTATTATATGGAAACATTATTATGGTTAGACGATATCAGAGACCCAAAAGATAACATTTGGTTAACTTGGATGATAGATGCTGAAATTAATCCAACTGCATTTAATATAATATGGGTTAAGAGTTATGATGATTTTACCAAATGGATAGAAAAGAATGGCTTACCTTCATTAATCTGTTTTGATCATGACTTAGGTGAAGATGTTGCAAAAGGTAGAGTTTTTAAAGGTATGAGTAAAAGACAAGCTCGTATCTTAAAAAGAGAAACATTAAGTGGATTTGATTGTACTAAATGGTTAATTGAATTTTGTTTAGATAACAAGTTAAACATACCAAATTACAAAATTCAATCTGCTAACCCAGTAGGGGCAGAAAACATTAAAGGTTTAATTGAAAATTTTAGAAAAAATGTTAAGTTTTAAAAAGAAAGAAAAGAGTAAATTTGAATTTAAGGATAACCGTACATTCAAAGAAAGAGCAAAATCATTTAGTCAAAGCCTTCTATTTTGGAAAGGTAGAAAGAAAGGAATGATTTATACTCGTGATCTTATGTGGAAAGACTTAAGATACATTTTTTTCCAAAAAGATTAGAAAAGTGGGGATA